ATGAAACCAAAATTCACACAGAGTGAACTTTCATCATTGGGATTTGATCCCAACGGAACATGGGGAGACAAGGGTCTTCCATTATGGTCTATCTATTTAGGACACGGCATGTCCATGCACGTGGTTGAATTTAATGAAGTATTTCTTGAGGTTGACGGGGCGATCAAACAGTTGCCAGGAGTTGGGAATGCGATTGCCTTGGCCAGTGGCTTGTTGCTGTTTGGTCGGTCGGTGGAGATATCCCGCGTATTGTCGGGGCTGAATGTAGACACTTTGGAAGTAGCAACTGGGGTTTATGACATCGCGCCCGAGCGTGAGGAAGTTTGCGAGGAGGTGTAGCCATGACAATCGAATAAAACAACAATCTAGTAGACCTAGCATCTAAAAAGAAAGATGGTGTTTACTCTAAGAAGCCTTACACTTATGCTGTAAAGAATGGTAAGATGGTGGCGTATGCAGACTATTTCGGTGATGTGTATAGGTGTTTCAGAGGATTCAATTCGCACATAGGAAAGGTACAACGCTATGAAGTCCGAGCAACGTTAACCAAGATCATTAAAGAATTATAAGCCATGAAAAGAGAAATAGAAACAAAATTATTTGAATTTACACAAAATAACTCAGGCGGTAGTTTTGATGTGGACGAAAATGTATGCCATAGGGTAGTTATTGAAGCAGTCGATAAAAATCACGCAATGGCCCTACTTGAACCAATGGTTGAACACCAAAGTTACTCATGTTCATGTTGTGGCGATAGATGGTCACCGTGTTATGGTGAAGAACTTGACATAGCAAAATATAAGGAAGAAGGTCTTTTAATAAGCATCTATACTCATTACAAAGATTATGAGCAACGATGGCATACCTTATTTGGCGATTTGCCCAGGAAGACAGATCCAACGGTAATTAAAAGATCCTGGGGCGACGAATTTGGAACTTTGATTTTCTTCGAAGATGAAATCCAATATCTGCAATACCTAGCTAATCAGTATGGATGGACTACACCCGACGTTCGGATTCACTATTTAGATGGTTCAAAGAAGGAAATATTCAAAGTTGAAATCCATAACTAGTTAGCCATGAAAAGCAAGAAAGAAGTAATACAGCAGCACTACGAGCAAGCAGGCCTTGTTTGGAATGAAATAAATTCAATGGTCAATATGAATGATGGGACTATTACACTTAAAGACCCCATACTAAAGCACACTTTGACCGGCTACGAAAATGCTGTTTTCAAGAAGTTGTTGAATCCTATCGTATTAACCGATAAAGGCCTTTGGCTAGCATTGGATTCTCTAGGAAACTTGGATTACAACAATGGATGGTTTAGGCTTGAATCTAAATCAGATTTACCGAGTGATTTCGGTAATAAGTTGTATGAAGCTGGCTACTTGGATGACCAATACGGTTTTCATGAAATGAACAAATACTATTTGGGATTCCAGTTGAAGAAAGACTTTGAAAGAGGTCTAATTACACATTTCAGAGCTAAACAGGATCGTAAGCCCCCTATTTATTAACCTTTATAAATTAAAACAATGAATATAAATAAAGATACCCACGTGTTCTGTGAAGCATTTGACTTCTTCGGAACAATACAATCGTTATCCGAGACTATAAAAGATCTTGGCGAATACGAAAACTACCGAGTAGTAACAGTCAAACTGGCCAACAAAGAACCTTTCGTTGACGTCGATGACAATTTCTTAATTGACATGGTTACTCGCGAAATTGAGTACCAATCTGAAGCCAATGGACGATCAAGCGAATCAGGTGATGAAATTGAAAAGGTAATTGAACTTATTGTAAAGCATACGAAAATCAATTACAAAGCTCTTATGGAAGAAATGCCTGAATTGTATTATGGCACACGCTCGGAAATAACTATTGATTTGGATGATTTCGGAAAGGAGGTTTCAAGTGAATAACGAAAAGAAAGCGCCAGTAAGGCAAATAAAGTTCCGTGGCCTTCGGGTAGATGGTAAAGGATGGGCTTATGGTGATCTACTTCAAAACTACATTCACCATAAATCGGGTGCTACAATTCAGCAAGGTGGATGTATTGTTTACGAAGTAATGCCCGAAACAGTAGGTCAGTTCACAGGGCGTACTGATGTTAATGGTGCTGAAATTTATGAAGGCGATAAAGTGCTTCACGGTGAAAGCGAAAGATTCGTAGAATACAGATGTACAAATTTTGTGTTGACAAGAATTGAAAAAACAGAAACTATTTTATTGTCATTTTCTGACAAACCAAGAGTCATCGGCAACATTCACGAAGAAAGCGACATCAATTCTATCGAAGGAAAGGAGACCAACTCATGACATACAGCGAATTTTTAGAAAGCAAGATTGTCCAATTCAAAAATTACGGTTTTGACATCGACCCTAAAAAGTTAAATCCATTATTGAAGGATTTTCAGCAATACGGAATCATAACCGCTCTAAAAAAAGGGAAGTTTGCTTTCTTCTTTGATTGTGGTTTAGGCAAAACTTTCTGCCAACTGGAATGGGCTCATCATGTTGCTACTTATACTCAATCCCCAGTATTGATATTGGCGCCACTTGCTATAGTTCAGCAAACTATTGACGAGGGTTTAAAATTCGGTATTGATGTGTACCAATACGATTTCGCATGCACGCCATTGAATAGTGAGCCAGATATTTTCATTACTAATTATGATCAGCTTAAGAATATAGACACTTCGGTTTTTTCAGGTATTGTCTTGGACGAAAGCTCTATCCTCAAAGGTAGAGACGGGAAGCTATCTAGTCTTATTTTGACATCGTTCAAAAACACACCATACAAGTTAGCTTGTTCAGCAACCCCTAGCCCTAACGATCATATGGAATTAGGTCAGCACAGCGAATTTTTAAACGGTATGACATATCAAGAAATGCTAGCTATGTACTTTGTTCATGATGGTGGTGAAACTTCAAAATGGCGATTGAGAAAGCACGCAGAGGATGATTTTTGGAAATATGTTTGCACTTGGTCTATGGCTATCGACACACCTGCTACTTTAGGTTTTGACTGCACAGGGTACAACTTGCCGGAAATAGAATACATCGAGCATATTATCGAAGTTGAAAACAATACTAGAACATTATTCAATGATGTTGCCGTGAGCGCTACTGACTTGCACAAGGATCTGAAAAGATCTTTTGATGACCGTATAAATAAGACGATCGAACTTGTGAACTCTACCAAAGAACAATGTATTGTTTGGGCTTTATCAAACGATGAAACTAACACTTTAAAAAAGTTGTTACCCGAAGCAATAAATGTCCAAGGAAGTGATAAACCCGAATATAAAGCCAAATATCTAAACGGTTTTGCTAAGAACGAATTTCAAACTCTTATCACAAAGACATCTATTGCTTCAATGGGCATGAATTACCAGAATTGCCATAACATGATATTCATATCGTACGATTTCAAGTTTGAGCAATTCTACCAAGCCGTTCGTCGGTGTTACCGGTTCGGGCAAAAGGAAAAAGTAAAAGTTCATTTACTTATCCCGGCATCACAGGCCAATGTAAGAAAGTCAATACTTGAAAAGCAGGCCAACCATTTTAATATGATCAGACAGATGTCTAAGTATTCCGCTGAATCTGATTACAAGAAAAACAAACCTGAAAGGGAATACCACAAGACAACTATTCAATTACCAAAATTCGCTTAATCATGAAAGAAGTAATATTAAAAGATCAAGTCGTCACAGAACGCTATGCCACATATTGCGGAGACTGTGTAGAAGTCGCACAAGGACTTCCGGATAACATTGCCGATATAACAATATATTCGCCACCTTTTTTTGAATTGTACGTTTATTCAGACGATCCAAAAGACATGAACAACAGCGCTAATTATAGCCAGTTCAAGGAACACTATTCGTTTCTATTGAAAGAAATAAAAAGGATTCTTAAGCCCGGTCGTATTTGTGCTGTGCATTGCATGGATCTGCCAGTACAAAAAGGTAAATATGGGTATATTGGTTTGCGTGACTTTAGTGGAGATCTTATTAAGCTTCATGAAGAATCTGGTATGATATATCATAGCCGGGTTACCATTTGGAAAAATCCAGTTACCGAAATGCAACGCACTAAAGCACTTGGACTGCTTCATAAAACAATAAAAAAAGATAGTGCTATGACCCGTGTAGGAATACCTGATTACATTTTATTATTCAGGAACGAGGGCGATAACGTTGTGCCTATTACGCATCAAGATACCGATCCGTCAAAAAGCGATTATTTACCTGTTGATCTTTGGCAAAAATACGCCAGTCCAGTATGGTACGACATTGATTATTCTCGTACGCTTCAATATAGATCCGCTCGCGGTGGCAACGATGAAAAACATATCACACCATTGCAGTTAGATACTATCGAAAGATTATTGCATCTATACAGCAATGAGGGTGAAGTTGTATTTAGTCCATTTGCAGGAATTGGCAGTGAGGGCTTTCAGGCGTTAAGCATGAAGCGAAAAGCAATGTTGATCGAATTAAAAGACAGCTACTTCAATGTAGGATGCCAAAATTTAAAATCTATCGTTCAGGAGACTGAACAAGTACTAACACTATTTTGACATGACACCCCAGGAAATAGGCGAACTAATCGAATTAATAATTGGAGAGATCCTCACATTGGAAGAAGCAGCGTCGATAGAGTGTATCGATCCGCGCGAACTATCACGTGTGATAGATGAGGTGATGACTTTTCGATCTAGCCATTCTCGTAATAATTCGGTGGTTTGCCTTGAACTTGGAAGTTTAGAAAGGAGAAAGAAATGATAACAGTAAACAGTCTTTCGGGTGGTCAAACTAGTTCATTTATGGGTATTCATTTCGAAGCTGATCATAATATTTTTGCCTGCGTTGAGCAGGACGCATATAAATACACTCGAGAAACTGATAAAGCACGGGGAAAGGTTGTTGGTCTATTAGCTTCACATGCATGGCTTAGGCAGTTTCACCCGGGCTTTTGGATGAGTGCCGAAGATGATAGAACCTTAGTCGTGATACACAAGCTTTCCCAAGAATTATATAAGCCATGGCATTGGAAAGCAATAGGTGGTATTCATGTCGTTTTCGCTCATTACTGGGGGAAAACTAAGTATAAAACCTATGATGATATTGCGAAAGATTTTATACCCAATTCTGGAAAACGCCTTTGTACGGAAGTTCTAAAGGTGGAACCAATGTACAACTATATCCGCAAGGAAGTATCTCGAGTCGATCCAGTCGAAATGCGCATCGGCTTTCGCCTTGATGAACTGGACCGAACTGTAAATATGTTTTTCAAATTGGTTGAAATTAAAGATAGAATTCCTAACCCATCGTTTGATTTGCAAAATGTGATCAATGATTTACAGATACCTAGCTATCTTGTGAAGTGGTGGGACATTATGGATGTAGAAGGAATGGTACGACGTGGTGAACGTATCCTTAAGCCGACACCTTTCAACTATTACAAAAAGGATTTTTATCGCGTTCCGTCGTTTCCTCTTATCGAACACGGTATCACCAAAGCAGAAATAATAAAGTATTGGCAAGGTCGCCCAGAATATGTATTTCCTCCAATATCCAATTGCGTGATGTGCTTTCACCATACAGTCCAACAGCTCCAACAACAATGGCAAGATCCGATTAACTGGAACAGAATGCAATGGGCTGATGATGCAGAAAAATTGAAGGGTAATACCTTCAAGCGACGCAAGGTAGGAAAGCGAACGTATCCAGCGCCAATGGATTGGATTAAAAACTTGCCAATTCAACAACAATTAGAATTTATTGATTATGCCAGCTGCGATGCTGGTAGTTGTACAGATTAACTAACCCCCACCCTAGTATAGTCTAGGGTGGGAATTAAGCAGTCTCATCTTTTTAATGAGATCATAGCAATATTGTCCATAAAGACATAAACAAGAACTTAATCTTTAGAATCATAGGCACTACATGCCTTATAAGAGGAATCAACATACCAACAACCCAGTTTTACAGAATACTTACGAATAACTAGACTGGTTGGAGTTTTAACAGTATAAGCGAATTGACCATTAATCAATTCAAGAACATAACCACTATGGTTAGTTTCTTCACTCATGGAATTTTCCATACCTGAACATAATAAACAAAAATTAAATATGAAAACAAAAGAGGAAATTTTAGACGAACTCGTTTCCGAGCGCAGCAGCTGTGACTCGTTTCCTGAATTTATAAAGTGTGCAACAATAGGTGCTATTGAAAACTTAGTAAACGATGCTATGGATTCCTATGCCCTCGAAGTAGCCAAAGTATCATTGAAAAATGCAGCAGATAACGCCAAAATAACTGGCGATTGGGATAACGAAGCACATGATGTTGTCCATTCGGTAGACAAAAAATCTATTCTATCAGAAACTAACATACCAAAGCTATGACAACCGTAATAAGCCAAACAACCCAAAAGGCACGCAAAGTTCATAGATGCAACTATTGCCGAATGCCGATAGAAATAGGTACAGAATACACCCGTCAGTACAACGAATTTGATGGAGATACATTCACATGGAAAATGCATACCCACTGCGACCAGATAGCTCAAAAGTTGATCAATTTTAAAGAATGTGATGATGGTGGCGCTTCCTCTGATAATTTCTACTGGTCGGTAGTTTACAAGTATGAGGAAATAACAGGACTAGTATCCTCCGGAAAATCATTATCGGAAATGTTAGATGTAGTCAGAAAGGAGTTGAAGCTATGAGCAAATACGATTTCAAAGGCAAAAACGGCATACAGGTGAAGGTGGTTACTTTCGCATCATTGCCAGACTACATTTTTTCAATCGAACAGTGGTATGATGCTGGCGGTTGGAAAGGCCTGATCAAAGACGGAGCTATTCCGCTTCGTGAGGTTGACAAAGTTATTGATGGTATTATGTCACCAAAGGATTTTTATTCACTTGAAGCTTGGGAGGGATAGATTTTAAACATTTAAATTTTAATTATATGAAACTATTTTTAGTAAACGCGTTTGACAACGAATATCGCGTTGCAGCCTACACGGCTAAAGAAGCAGAAGAAATTGTAAATAAGAAACTGCTTGAGGAGTCCGACGAACAGGATGAGAACATCACGTCTGAGGAAATTTTGGAGGACTTCATGATCAATTATGAAGAAGAAGAATTGCCTTCAATCAGTGCTTATGAGTATATGAAATGCCTTAGAAAGCCGGAAATATTAACTTGTTCTGAGTGGTAAGATGACTTGGATACCAGTAAAAGAAGAATTGCCTGAATTTGGTATTTGCGTGCTTGTTGCGCTTAAATCAGGTCTTATGACAGTAGCTTATCTAAAAGATATAAATGGCAAAAAAGCTTGGCAATTATATGGTCCAATCCAAGATTATTTTGATTTAAAAACAGAAGCTGTAACAGACTGGCAATATCTGCCAAAACCACCAAAACAAAAATAATATGAAAGTTTTACAGAAAGGGATTAATCCCGATAGCAAACCAAAGAAAATGACATGCTACAAGTGCAAATCCGAACTTGAATATACTTCAAAAGATATTGTACATGATCCCCGTGACGGTGATTTCATAAAATGCCCCGTATGTTCAGCATGCAGTAATGTAAGGTCAATTCAAAACACAAATCGACTTGACGATTAGCAAATGACCCTCACCAAACAACAAAGAGAAGCGCTCCGACTAAAGTATTCGGGGCGCTTGTTTTACTTCGCTAAATTTTTTAAATTGCAATATGATACTAACTGGCAAAGCATTAAAGGATTTTGAAATTTGGTTGTTTAAATTTCATGCCCCGTTTGCGAGTAATAAAGACCAATTATATAATGATCAAAGAGCTAAAACACTTTTATATGCTCTAATATTAGAATGGCTAGACGAAGTTAGAATTTATATAAATATTTACAGTGACTTTGGTGTTTTCGGCTTGGAGATAAAAGATTCAGGAAATGTTTTGCTCTATGATCATGGATTTGGCGGCGCTACTCGTCAAATTGCCATGTCTAATGGTATTTACGTATCCAATGAAATATATAATTCTTCTACTAGAGATTACATGGCTCAATATAAACCATGGATACCCCCAGATGAAATCTAGGCTTTCACCACTGGATCAACCCAATAAATCTTGTGATCAGTCAAATTAAGCACATCCATTGGTGAAACGTGACATTCAACAATATCCTCTAGTCCATCCCCAAGGACATACTTCAGCGTTTCCGCAGACTCGACAGATCCCTCCAATATAGTTCCTTCATCGAGCACATATAAATCCGATGTAATCATATTGACTTTGTTTTTAGTAATCCACTCCCGAAGCTTATCTTTGGTCATTAGGACAACTCTTTCTCCAGCCTCCTTGGCTTCTCTTATCTCTTCATCTGCAACGTCCGGAAATTCTTCTCTTACAGTCGCTTCGTACAATTCCCAACTGCCTGAGCGGATTGCTTCGTTTCTCAAATATAGCTTACGGCCGTACTCTCCGACCTCATTAAAGTATTGTTGCAATGTTTTCATAATCTAAAATTCTATAAATACGCTTCCAAATAGGTCCTCATCACGTATATTGTTCAATGCATCTTCAATAACTAAAATATTCGGTTCTTGGAATGGCACGGCCGTGATACCTTCACAATCCAATGCAACCAGCCAATCCATAACATTAGGTACCGTAATAGCCTTCCATGTGACATTACTGTTGTCTTCACAATCGGCTGGGGCAATAAGGACATTATATCCTTTTCGCTGCAGCTCCTTTAATACGCTATGTGTTACTTTTTCGAATCTCATTTAGTTTCTTCCTTTCCTTAACCACCCATCGAACGGCTTCGTCAAACTCTGCCGGCCACTCTTTCAATCCTTCTTCAAGTATACGTATTCCTGCTTCAATTCCAACACCATCAGCAGCCAATAAAGCTGAATTTTTCATGTGATCAACATATCCAATCGGAGGTTTATTACTTAGTTTCATAATGAACAAATGTACAATTAGATTTGTTTATTTACTAAATTTATTAGTAATATTACAAAATGAAACCTCTCGAAGTCTATTGCCGAAATCGCGTTATGTACGTCCAAATGACTGTACATGATAAAAGCATGGGTATGAAAGACTATCATCTGTATAATAAGAATGGCCTTGCTTTCTACGTTTTCAGAAAATCTCAAGGAGTTTGGGAATTAGCGTATGGCGAGCTTGCTGAAGATATAAAGGAAGCTTGCATTGACGCCCTTATACTTCGCTTTGATACGGATGTTCCGGAGCTGTTCTATCACCAAGGAAAGCGCCAGGTAGTTGAAGTTCGCGCGAAGAAATATAGCCTTTGGCATATCTATCTGAATAATGCCTATGTTGGCAGTATCGATTATGATAAGTTTTCAAAGGATTTTGACTTTCATATTGAAGATAACAGCCTACTTACTGACGATCACGTCCAAAAGTATATTGGCATGATCCAACGGGGCGAACTAAAGTGGATAAAGGATGATATTCGATAATTTCGAGGTTGATGGTGAGCCGCAGGTTTTGGAGATTTGTTCACTTATGGGCGGCTATTTTCATGTGTACATCAATAGAAGGTTTGTAACTAGTATATCTTACACCACTGAGGGCTGGCGCGTTCATTTCAATAATAATTCGTGGCTTACCAAAGATGAAGCGGATATAATGATAGAGTTGATTAAATCGGGGGAAATTCCTACACAATAAAAAAGGACTAATCTTTCGATTAGCCCCTTAACTAAATTATAGACAGATCCATTTAGGACCGGAATATACATCTGAAAAATGGCCAGGCCTTAAACCTGACCATACAATTAAATCACTCAAATTGAACTGATACATTTTGAACGATCTTCAATAAATATACAAACCCTAAAAGGGATTGGTTTGAAAAAAATAAAAAAAAGCCTTGAGTGGGGAACCCAAGGCTTTAGCCATTATTAACCTATATTTTTGAAAAGTATCTATAGTACAAATCTAATTCCACTTTTGTTTAAAAAAAAGGCCGAGACTGAGAATCTCGACCTAGACATGTTTTATAGTTACCTATTATTGAGAATTTGTATAACAAGTAATATTTAGAATTGTTTTGCTAAATAAAAAAACCTTGAGTCTGGGAGAGATCTCAAGGTTTGTTAAATTCTGCCTACTTTGAAAAGTACCTATAATACAATATCGAATAACGTTTGGTTTGAATAAAATAAAAAAAGGCTTCGGGCGGAGAACCCAAAACCTTTAGACCTTTAATTTGAAATTATTATTCAATATACAAAAAAAAGGCCGAGTTACAAAGCTCGACCTTAACAATTATTTTTTCAAAATTATCTAGCTTACCATCCAAGTTCTACTATCCTTTCCTCAATGGGATTTAATATCTCTGTTTTAAAATCTTTGGTAACTTCGTCCATACTGACGTGGCAGTAGTAAGCACATTTAACAATACCATTTTCAAATTCGTCAACACCGATTACTGTAAGAGGTGTTTGCTTAGGGTCTCTAACATCAAATGTCTTTTGACCTACTTTTGGGGTTTTAACCATTTCTCTTGTGATCCACATGTGAGTGAACTCTACAATGATAAAACGAATATATTTACCAAATACTATTTTTATTTTCAGTATATTAGCCCTCAAATCAGTCCATTTTCGATACAGAAATTTTAATCATTTTACTTTTTCATTACATTAGGCTATTTTCTTCTTATCCACCAAATAACTAAACATACAGCCAGTCCAATACCTAGCCAAAACCAAATGAAACTTGTCCCTTTTGGCTCTTTTTTCACATCCTCAATCTTTGCTGATTCTTTCTGCCGGTGTTCAATTGAAGTTGCTACCTGTTTTTCTATCTTCTCGTTTCCCTGCTTTTCGCTTTTCTCGCTGTAATCTTTATTCTCGGTTACAGTTTGCTTAGTATGCTGGGTAATCTTTTCTCCGGGAGATTCCGACCTCACCTTGAATACCTGCCGTAAAGTATCGAGCTGCACCAATATCTTGAAGCCAGCACTATCCTTTAGTAATATCTCCGCTCCTGAAAGTGCCTTATCAACAGGTACCGATCCGCTTACTTTACCACCTTTTTTCTCGGTAGTTACCGTAGTTTCTGTTTCAGTGACTATTGTACCTTTGTCAACCGTTACCGTGTGTTGTAGGCTATCTTTTTGCGTTTTCTCGGATAGGGAACTGTCACGCTTGCTAACCACCTCCAAAGAATGCTTTTCAACATGCTTTGTTGACTTTCGGAATAGCCCACAGGAAGCAAAGGTGATCACTATGACCACCGATGCAATAAGTTTATTTAGCATACTTCAAAATCCTTTGTAAGCTATCTACTGACTGTTCCAGCTCTTTAAGCTTATTAGTTAAAACTTCATCTTTTGGTTGCTTCATTACCACCGACGATCGGATGCTTGAAAACATTAAAAGCAAACCGAAAATAACTGCTATCTTTTTCATTTGTTCAACCTCCTTTCTACGGTATCAATTACGTTGTTAAGACGATTTTTTAAGTTGTCAACTCCAGTTACAACACCATCTAATTTATTATCTACCTTTTCTTCAACTGCTGGCGTTACCTGCCTGCGAACTTCTTCAACAATTCTGTTATTTAGCCGTTCTTGCATATTACTGTTAGTATATGCTTGATAGATATTGAATCCTACCGAAACAATAAGCAACAGCGCCATAAAATCACGCTCAGCAAGCCCGAAAATCTTACGGACATCGTTGACCCTTTTACCAATGAAATCGTCTTTTTCCTCTGACATTACTTCCAAATTTTGTCCAATTTATTTACCAAAGCAAAAACTTCGGTCAACCCATTTTCCCCACCATTGACTATTCGTCTAGCTTTGCGGACACTTTCAAAAGATAAATCCTTACACGCTGCCCAAATCTTTTTGAAATCAAATTCCTTTATAGCTGTACTGAAATAAAACTCTTTTGTTGAAATAAGTCCTGGATTTTCTGCAAGCTTTTTACCGCCATACAACAAGTAATCGTTATATCCTGTGCAGTGCAAAGCACCGCCACCACGGTACAGCCACCCCATGCCAGCTTTTAGATTCCCAAATTCTTGGGCTTTTTTAGGGTTTCCAATTCCATACACTCGCTCTGCAAGTTCATAATCTTTATATTGAAGTGTCTCAGCTTCTGCCAATGTCACGCGAGCAGAATGTCTGCCAAGACCGAATATTTTCATTATTTGGCCCTGAGAATATTTCATATTTTCCCTGTCCTCTTTGAAGTTGTTCGATTCCCAAATTACATTAGCAAACCATACTATTGTTTGAGCTCTTGTTCTTCCGTATTCGGCGGCAAACTTTGACATTGTCTCCTTACCGATAACCCCATCCTGACCTGCTCCAACCAATTCTTGAAGCCATTCTATTCTATCTTTTGCTGTCATCCTTGCCCCTTTCTATCCCAAGTATGTCTTCGGGATGCGCCCCGACGACTCTTTGGATATATTGTATTGATTCTTTCTTTGTCATTTTATATATCAATTAATACTGAAAAACCTGAACTATTTACAGCGCCTAACTTTAATGTTGTTGCTGAGCCTTTTGCTATACTTCCTTTAGTATCAATATTGTTAATTCGGCCTAACTCTGCTACAAAACCATTACTATCTACTGAATACAAAACCACTCTAACCGGCTTATTTGAGGTCCATTCTACATTATCACCAACTAAACTTGCCGTAACTGTAGGCTTATTAAAATCATGGTAAATTCCTGTAGCGTCAACTTCAATTGTTCCGCTATAAAGTATGTCAACAGCAAAAACATTAGTCGAAATCTTACGTATTCCTTTGCACCCTTTGTTTGCTGGTTTAAAGTTTTTATTTGCAAATGTTGTCCCTGTTAGGTCTAACACTACAGTAACAGGAGTATTTATTAAATAATTGTAAGTATTAGTCCTTACAGCTATCCTTATTTTTGTTGATGATTGCTGATAAAGGTCAATACGTTTTACAGAATCCCTTAATGTATGATATTCAACAATTTCTCCATATCCTGCCCTATTTACTAGGTGTCCTGAAAGTAGGTTGTCCACTGTTGCCAGGTAGTCAGCATACAAATTCCTGATATCCCCTTTCGTTCCTGCCCAGCCTGTACCTTGATACATATTAGCGAAATGAGTAAACTCCTGAAACCATCCACCGGAAGTGAATAAATTCTTTATACCTGTACCTCCATTGAACAACGATGTAAGGTAGGTTTTAAAATTATTGTGAGCTGTCTGATAGTTATCTCCACCAGCGCCACCTGCAGTAAGTGAAGCTTCGTATTGGACTGTATTCTGTCTGTTCATATGGTGATTTACAGTCCATCCTAAATCAGGGTTTGCCGCAATTTGTGAATCTGAATAAAAAAACTCCCCTAGTTTTGAACCATCGGTCTGCTTAAATCCGTATGAAGTTAGCGCTGCTCCACTCAAACGCCCTGCAGAATTGCGACCACCCAAAAACCGATCTTTTAAAAGCCACCTCTGAGTCGTTATACCATTTCGGTAAGAATATGTTGAAACCTTTCTAAAAAGAAGCAATTCAAGTCCAAAACGCTGATATAAGTCCATATCCTTAAGTTCAGATAGATGACTTGTACCTTGCTGATTGGAGGGAAAATTATAACCATATGCGCCATTGGAAGCGTCATACATTTGCTGCCCATGACTTGGATATCTTGTCGCTACTATAGCTGTACCGCTTCCATCATTTCCAGTTGGTTTAGCCTGTCCAGCAACAGCTTTTGCGAATACGGCAGCTCCGGCACTAGTCCATGTGGCAGAATAATAATCAGGTATTGTTTCGTATATACCTGTCACCGGATTTACCCATTTATCAGTCATGAAATAGAGGTCATGCCACATCTTGCCTGTAGACTCTAGTCTGCCAACATTTGGATTGTAGTATGCAGAATCACTGTTAATAAAAGTAGTTAACTTCAAATTGTATTTGAAAGATAACATTTCAGCCCATAATACTGCTTGGTAGCTAGAATAAGTATCATTTGAGATACTAACACTCGCTTCGGCTCCATATCTGTGATCAGCAAGAATAACTCCAGCTAACAAATTAGATGTTGGGAACCATTTGCCGGGAATACCTAATATCTTTGCCATTATGCCATTCTTCTTAAAATAGGATGTGTGGCTGAATCAGTAACGTCCAACCAAAACTCACCACTAACCAAACCTGTTGGAGGATTAGAAATAGTACCTGATTTAAGTGTACCATCCACCTCAACATCATTTGCTAAAACACTCTCAAACTTGACACTATCTGTAGTATTCAAAGGTTGATCATACGCTTCACCTCCACTACTTGGAGCTATTTTCTTATTATCAATTGAAGTTACAAATGCTTCGTAAGGCTGATAAGGTTTTATTGAGGTGCCGAGATTAACCATGAAATTTGAGTATACTGTTGCGTCAGCATCACCAGGAGCCTTAATATCAATATATAGTAATGTGGCATCTGTAGGCTTTGTTACTGTTTTAGCCAATGTGGGATTATAACCAGCAAAACTTAACAAGGTAGATCCGTTATAAAATGCATAGTACAAACCCTGAGCACCAGTCTTACCAAAGAAGCTTATTGCTTGTCCAACTGTTAAATTGGTAATATCTATTTTTGCACAGTGCCATCCTGTTACTGTTTGCAGTCCACCTGACGAATTAATAAGTGTATTCAATAAAACCATAGAGGCTTTATCGAACATATTAACAGACTCTGATTTTACATCTGATTTGGCTACCAAAGTTGAGGTGTCTACTTGTGGTAACAATTGCATTTTGCTTATCTTCCAGGTCAAGGCCGTTCCATCCCAATAAAGCGTTCCATCATTACCCTGTGGAATACCATCGGTACCGAGTGGATTCTTAAGTACGGTGTTGTTATACTTCCAGTAACCCCAGGACGCATCAAACCAACGGTTTTGTCCCGTTGGCCCAGCAGAAAGAGCGACAGCTGCAGCTGAGGTAGTGCCGCCTTGGATCGCTGGCATTGATTCGCCCTGGACAACGATAATTTCATTTAGCTTTTGTTTTTTCACTTTCATGATTGGGTTGCCATCTTTGCCTACCATCATAAAATCAAAATCGGAAGCTTCTGTGGCTTCTTTAGGCCATTCCATAGGATTCTTTACTTCTTCTTCTGCCATCTCTATATTATTTAGTTGCTCATTATTCTTTATCTAGGATTCCCAAAAACGGTTCACCAATAATCCTTTTTTATAGGTCAATCTAAGTGTACGGAAGTCACTTGCTTCTTCTTTCCATGCCAACACCTGTATAACAGTATCTTGACATAAATCGCCGTCTACTTGAATGTTTCCTTCGGAAATCCGTAAGGCAATATTATCGTCGCTATTTGGTGCGCCATATGCTCTCAGAGCAAGGGCTATATTAGGTGCCCTTGTGCCTGGATCTGTATTTTGTGATTGCGTCCCAATTTGCATTGCAACCTGTGACGTTGGAGTAACATTTACAATTAATTCCTTCTTAGATTTTACAGCTGTCGAACCCGCTTCATCTGCCATATTGGTCCGGTAGTAAAGGGATCTAGGAGTGAAATACAGGTTAGCGTTTGTATCGTTAGGCGGGCCGAAGTAAATCGCGTTCTCCATTACATTGAATGCGCCTATCCTGCCGGTTAATGCTCTCATTGAGCCGTCATTTAGAACACTGAAAGGAGCATTATGACGATCTTCCTCTGTTGCCCCAGCCCAAAATCTTTGCGATTGGTTCCCATTATCCGCAAGCCCCGAAATACCTGCATTTACAAAGCCATTACTTCCAACCGTCACCACCTGAGCAAACAGACGATTAACATTTACCAGATAAGCTGTAACCACGTCCGTTTCGATCTGCCCGCCTGATATAAGGGTAAAGCCCTTAGTTGGATGAAATGATCGGACTCCTTCAATTACCGTAGATAAGTACCCAAAATTGAAGTGCCAATAACCTGCTTCTCCGTCGGTCGGAATCTGCTCGGTAGATAACATCCATTCTCCAATTAGCGCGGTCTTGCTGCATTTAGCGGACAGGTAATAGCCCTGCGTCGGCGTAAGACCCGATTGTGAGAATGCCGCTAAATTCCAGATATTACCCAATCCTTCAATTTTGAATACCTTATGGATCAATCGGCCGGCGGACATAGAAAAGCTGTTCGGATCACCTCCGGCATTTACAGTCATAGCCACACCATCTAAATCATAATACATGGATTCGGTTCCGAACCAACCTGCGATTGCCTGCATCATAGCTTGCTCAAGGTTGCCGTCCGGATCAAGTACTTTCGAACGGAATTCTGTTAATGCTTGGACATTCCGACGATCACGTTCCCAAGATTGTTTGTTGTATTGCGTAACTACCTCTTTTTGCTCCTTGATGTCATTTTGGATCTTCTCGAAAAGCGTGTAGGTTACTTCATTTCCGATCACTGCATCGAAGGACATTCCATTTTCAATAACATCGGGATAAACGGCCGGATAACTTACTTCAGTGATTCGTATTTCTGCATCTATACCTTTTTCAGCATCTTTCAAACGTATGATGTCCCCTGCATCCAAATTGGTGTTGAGCCTTGCCAAATGTATGAAGTCTACTTCAAGCTCATAGACCACGCGCGGAATGCTGTTACTGTCTAAATATTCCTGGCGTTTAGTAGTCAATTCGGCTGCTGCGGCATCGATATAAGATTGTGGCATACGAATACCAATCAAAGTGTATGTATCGCCTACCTCAGCGTGTACTGTCGCTGTGGGGAACCAATTATCATTGCCTTCGTCGTTTGCTTTGAAACGAATTGTTTTAGTCGTGTTGTTGTAGCTTGTGATCTCGAATTGGTTCCCCTCGAGTAAACCCGATTTGAAAACTATGTAAGGTGTTTCACCTTCTATTTTCTGACCATTAAGATCAAAATCAATAGATGCATCCTTTATTGAAAATAGTTTTTTATCTATTTGTGCAACTTCAGTTACGGTACCTGTACGCTTTGGATAGATCTCTTCATCAATAAATTCGCCTTCACGGATACCATAAACATCTGTGTTTTTCTCAATGTATCCCGGAATAGTAAAATAGTTAAAAGTACCTTCGGGCAAGTTCTTATCCCCTCCGCGAGCGTACGCCCGGGTGACGATCTTTTTATCCTGCAAGCTTTTTCGAGTAAGGCTGTATAATCCCTTATTTTTGCCGTATTCAAAAGTCAAAGCACGCGGTGTGCCTACAGTTTTCTTCAACGACATCACCTTACCTTTGATTCCCCATTCAGCTTTCATCGCCTGGGCAACCATGGTTAATCCATCAAGTATGTAAGTGCTATCAAACTCTACAGTAACACGGCCAAGGTCTTCAAATTCACCGACGGACCAACCCGACGATTTACTATTAGCGCAATCGACAAATAAATGAAGCCATTCTTCAGCAGTACCGGAAAAGGAAAATTTACGGGCTCCAAGATGGACCAAAAACAAATATGCCAATGTGTGGCGCGATCCTTCAAATACAAAATCGAACGAAGAAACGAACCGACTCATTTTCTTGAAATCCTCAACCTGGTTCAATGTGTATTCCTCACCTTTGTAAGTGAATGTGTCACCTACACGCAAACCCAAGGAAGCAACATTACCATAACTAAATGATAGCCCGTGCTCAGCCATTACCTTGTTGCTGTACCTGGCAGCATTAAGGGGCAGTTGCACTACGTTCACTCCGTTTCTTTTGACTTGAACTTCCATTAGAATAGTTGTTTTTGTTGCTCAAACTGGATCGGCTTGTCCGGATAACTAAGGATCAAACCGTTTACGTCCGCCAAATAAAAATCGACTCCTACAGGTGCGAAGTTGTTTTCCAACACAAGAGTAAAAGCCGTGTATATAAATCCTATTGTCTTGCGTGGATTGAAAATGCTGAAATCGGGAGATTCGATATACCTTAGTGCAAATGATCTACCCAATGCATCCACACGAAAATTAAAACCTGCTGGCTTCATCAGAATTTCCAATAGCGCCTCCCTTTGGTTTTGCAGATCAGTGAGACTTGTTGATTGGAGATAACAACCTATTTTATACTGTAATGCTTCGAAATAGGTAGGTGAAACATCATCGTAATCCCTTCCGTGCTCATCGGCCCAATCATGAAACGCGCGCTCTTTAGGAGTTGGAAGTTTCAACAATTCGCTCCAAGTACCTCTTTGGAAATAAAGGTGAAACTCGGTAGCCGTATTTTTATTTTCTAGTTCAAAAGACATTAATAACGCCCTCCTATATTTTTGTTGATTGATTGGAGTTCACCAACTGCGTTTTTCAGTTCAGTCACAGTATTAGCTGTATTTGTTTGAATTGAGTTCAAGGCGGTCAAACTGTCGATGGCAACTTGAAGATGCTTACCAGCTGTTACCCCTTGATTTTTACTTTCATCAAACGTCCGCTTCAATAATTCTGTTTGAGATCTTAGCAAGCCATTATTCTCACTTTGGGTTTGCTCAGTTACTTCTCTCTTGATTGAACTCGACAAACCAGAACTGTTGTCAGATCCGATAATTTTACCAAGTTCATCAACTCGCTTCTGACCGTCCTGTTGAATTTTGTCCCAAGCCTTTTTAAGCGAATCGCGTTCAGTATCTGTAATACCGCCTTCCGCAAGTTCATCGAATAAATCATACCAATCCTGTGCTGCCTTTTCAAGATATTCACGGGAAAACTTTTGAATGGCATAATTCTTCATCACACTATCAAAGCCTTTCGACCAAGCATCAGCAGAATCCAAACCAGAATTGAAAAACAAATCACTAAGGTTGCTGAGAATCGAGCTGAAGGAATTACCTGTTGTTTCTTCTTTTAACTTATTTAGCGTTTCGGTATATAGATCAATTTGATTTTGGAGCTGCTCGATTAGCTTTCCTGTATAATCATCCACATTGCCCAAATCAGCCTGATATTGAAGTTTAGCCAATTCTTCTTTGGCTTTATTCATATCTGTAGCTAAGTCAGCAATACTGGAGCTTTTTGCAAACTTATCCAACTTCTCGATCACCCTGTAAGCTTCTGCCCATTTTACGGCATCTTCACGGCTCAGTTGCTTAAGAATATCTTTAGCAGATTCACCGCTGTTTAAACGAGATAGAACTTCATCTTGAATTTTATTTCCGGTCATCAAATACCGACCATCCAATTGTTTATTGAGATCTTTATAATTATCCTCGATTTCCTTTAAAGTCTGTCCGTATTTCTCCAATCTTTCAGCACCATAAATCTTGTCCATCAGTTCCAATTGACGTTCAAGCATTTTAGTTATTGCTTCGGTAGATTTAAGTTGACGCTCGTTTTGGTAATCAATTTGCTCACGCATTCTTTTGAATGATGCTTGTTGAGCTTCTTTCATTGACTTGCTTATTCCTGCAAATGCAGATGCAACAGCGCCAAAAATGGCCATTCCTGCTGCTGCGGAATCTGCAGCTTGAGGACTTGCACCATTTACCCTTGCCATGGCTAATGCTAATTGGCCAGCAACATTAACCATACCCTGCATAGTACTCATGCCATCTGCCAAACCAAAAGAAATATCAGTTGCAGACTGCGCTAACTCTCCAAAGCCCTTTGCAGCCTCTGCAATACCTTGTAGATTACCAATATTCGCCTGCTTGATACCATCATCAAAAAACTTTCCGAAAGTTTTACGTAATTCAGCTTTTTGGGAATCTGTCGCCCCCTTTATCCCATCAATTAGGTTAAATACTACATCCTTACCGAGTGTATACGCAGAACTCAAAGTCTTTCCGAAAGACTCATCAATATTATTCATTGCCTTTTGAAACTCTGGAGAAGAATCAATTTCATTTGCATATTTTTGAGTCATTTCACGACGTAACTGCATATCTTTCTCCTGAGTCAATTGGCCGGCATCCTTCAAAGCCTTAACCTTATCCTGGTAGTCATTCTCAATATCTATCAATTTGTCACTTAGAGATTTTGCAGCGTTTATTGCTTCAAGAAATTGAGCAACTCTATCCTCGTTCATCTTTTTACCATAAGCAAGAAGCATTTTTTCAAGTTCCTGCATACGCTGTCTTTCCAAACCATTCAGGCCGACGATACTTTGTTTAGCCTGCAAACCGGCATATTCCCCAGAAATCTTTTCAAAAGTAGATTTATATTGACCTAATTGTTCATCAGCCACCTTTGCGCCATATTGCTTTTTAAGGTCTTCGTATTTAATGAAGTTTTGGTAATCTTCTTGATAAACCTTTAGTATATTGGCTGTCTGCTGTTTATATATAGTGTCATTAATCTCTCGCTTTTCGGAAGCAGGCAAACCGCTAGTATCCACCTTAAACCCTTTATTTTTAGGATCACTATTGAATTTTCTGACCTCTTCACGTATTTTTGCATACTTTTCTCTAATGGATAAAATCTCTTGCTGATCTCGGTTAAGATTTCGTTTTGAAGCGTTATCGTTGATCTTATCAATTTCTATTTGCAATGCTCTTTGGCGTTCAAAAGCTTGACGGGATCTTTCAGCCGCTCGTTCTGCATCTTTTTTAACTTTATCAATCGCTTTCTGGTCAACAAGTTTATTTTCAGGCTTTACTTCCGGATTAACAAGAGATTTCATTTTTTCCAAATTGGCTCGAAGAGAAGGATCGACCAGAGCCTTATTATATTTCTCTCGATCAGCGATTAATTTTTCTTGCCTAGCTATCTCCTCAAGCTGTTCTTTTCTTGTTAATGCTGCAAACGACTCAAAAAATGTTTTACGTTGTAAATCATCTTTATTTGAAACCGAATTAAGACCAGTAGCCCCAATATCCATAATCTGACCACCAACCCCTCCGGACAATGAACCTCCCAAACGAAGAAAGAACTCTTTCCAACTATCTGACTTAACTAATTTTCCAATTGTTGATGTAAGATCAGCCAAACCATCCGTGACAGTAGTAAAGAATCTTTGAGCACGGTCAGATTGCCATAGTTTTTCAAATTCGTTGGATAACCTATTTATTGAAGCCTGCATTCCCTCAACACGCTCGGTTTTGTCTGACCCAAATGTTTTTTCTAATTCAGTCGCAAACTTCGGAAGGAAATCTTTTGAAACTACCTCTCCTCTTTCTAGCATTTTGTTGAGCTGCTGCTCCGTTACACCCATTGCTTTCGCTGCTAGTTGAAATGCGCCAGGTAAACGCTCTGCCAATTGCCCCCGCAACTCTTCAGCTTGAACTTTACCTTTTGACATCATTTGCGATAGAGCAAGAAAGGTTCCTTGAACTTGATCGTTACTCAACTTCATCTTTGCTCCAGCAGTAGCTACCGATTCAAAGATTCTCTTACTTTCTGATGCAGTGATATTAGAAAACTTTGCCGCCCCCTGCCATAGTTTAAAAGATTCCGCTGTAGAACTAAATTGAAGACCGAGCCGATCGGAGGTTTTTCTAAGAAAATCCATCGTCTGTTCAGCCTGAACGCTCGAAGAGCTGACAGCATTAATTCCCTGCTTTAGAGGTTCTAATTCAAGATTTGAAGTGAATGATTTCTTAACTCCCGCAACAACAGCACCTAGTAATCCCAATCGTCCTGCAAACTGACTAATTTGCGGCAATACCATTGAAATTGCATCACCATAGTTTCCCACATTTCTATAATGTTGTCCAACTGTAGTATCAATTGTTTTAATTTGCCGATCTAATATTTTAGTTTGACCAACAAGAGATCTACTCCTTGATTCTAATTGTTGATAAGCCGCACTATTTTTATACCCTTGACGCTCTAACTTAAACATTTCAGCAAGGAGGTTCTTACTCTCGTTTCGTAGTCGATTAAGTTCGGCAGTTAGTTTGCCATATTCGCTATTGGCTGAAAGTGCTTTCTTTAATTCTCTAGCTTGTCTTGCCTCTTCTTTGCGCGCAGCATTGAGCTTAGTTTGCTCATTTCTAAAAGTCTGTAAATCAATCTTACCTTGTGTATACTGGTTATTGAGATCTGCCTGTGATTTAAGTTGTTTCGCTAGTTCAATCCTAGCTTCTCTGAGAGCATCTAAATTAGCAAGCTGTGCATCACGTAAATTTTTATTGGCTTTTGACGCTTCATCCAAAGCGGTAGCGGCTTTCTTAGAATCATCAGTAATTCCAGATAAAGGAGATGACACACCACTTCCCTTAAGCAATTCGCTTATTTTGCGCTTTGCTTCATCATCATCAACTACTACTTTATACCGTAAATCAGCCATTGAACAAACTTACCAAAAACGATATGTTACGATAAGTTTTAGTAGTTGTCTAAGAAGGTAATGACAACGTAATAATTTACAATCAACCGAACATATCAAACATGTCTTTAGCTTCGTCTTTGGAGCCACTATCTTCACCAATAGGCGGCAAAACAAGACTGTACAACAGTAAATTTTGATAACTTACTTTATACTTTAGCTCATCCTCAGTCATCCAACCTTTGAAAGCAATTGCAGTATTAGCAACTATTGACCAAGGCGTTCCTTGCCCTGGGTAAGATTTATCACTAGGCTTCTTGCTAAAGTTAAAGAGCCGAAAAAAGGCTCGAGGTCTAACCTCCCGTAGACCAGCTTTAGCATTTCGTGAATTTGTCCATTTGTGAATTGGTATAGAATCGCTCGGGAAAGCTCATCGTATGGCTTATCAGTATCATTTTGAATAGCCATTGCAATTGCATCAGCCAAAGGTTTGGTATTATTCCCAAGCAAGGTTAGTATTTGATCAGAAGAAGGTAATCCATCTATATCCTTGGCCCCCATCATTTCCATCAAACGCAATGCGATGTCTTGGGAAACACCAGAGGATATGCCGCGAAGTTGTATGGCAACTATACGTTTGCGTTTAAAGAGCTTACCAAAGAAATCAGTTCTTGGCAACGTTACCTGCCCCAATTGTTCAGGATGGTCATTAAATGTTTTGACAATAAGGCGTTGGGCCTCAAGTGGAGTTAATTCTTGTTCTTGCATTTTGGAAAGGTAAATGGCGAAATGCCTTTAAAAATAACCCCTACTCGCCAACCTTTTCCACAAGAGTGGTTTTCGGGGTTTTATCATCACGTGTTAGGAGTTATGCCACAGCAACTTTTTCGTAATACCATGGTGAAACTATAGCTCCAGTGGCATCAACGACACCTAATGATTCTGCTGTAAATCCTAGCGCCAAGAAGTCTGCCCCTGATTTAGTTAAATTATTCTCAATTCTTGCTGAAATGCCGCCATTAAGGATTACAAACACCATTTTGAAACCGTTTCTTGGCTTAGAAGTTACCCTTAGTGCGAGATTAACTTCTAAAGTACCATCAACCGGAGCTTCAAATTTCGTTGTTGCAGTAGATGCAGTCTTACCATTAAACAACATATCTGCTTTCTTTGGCTCCAAGTCCAAAGATTTTGCTGTAACGGATGCTCCATCCCCCTCTTCTCCAACTATAGCCCAAGTCCCGGGCTTGTCTTCAACCTTTACTTTAGTATTGTTTTTCTCCGGAATATTAAATGATACTGAACCATCTTCAATATCTTCAAACTTTACCCAACCTGTAGTTGGTAAAGTGCCATCTGCACTTACTGGTGCAAATTCTATGGATTCTACTCCTTTTACTGCGAAAGCCATAATTTATTTCTTTGTTAGAGATCAAATCGGTTCCTTTGCCCTTCCCCGATTCGATAGTTAATATTCTATTTTTTACTAGCGTGTTTAAGTGATATCTGTACGAAGGAAATTATAGTTTACTTGAATATTGAAAAGCCAATCAGTATTGAATCCTTCCAATTCCCCAGGATTACGCAGAGAAAGAGAAAAATCAAAACCATGGTAATCATCAACGGCAGCAACAATCGCAGCACCAATGGTTCGCATTTTAGCGACGTCAGGCTGAGTATTGTCTTTAGCCGTTGGATTTTCAGCGGTTTGATTCTTTAGGTTAGGAACATGGACGTTTATGTTGAAAATACCGCCTTGCTTCTGTTCAGCGTCGTAAATCAATGAATTGGTCACAATATCCTCCTTTGTAGATCCTGCACGACGTTGAGCGGTTCTCAGTTCGCCAGTAATCATATTTGGAATACCAGCAGCAATAAGAACGACTTGAATATCATCCATTGCATCAAACACACTCTTTATCCGCCTTTTCATACACTAATCCGATTAAAAGCTTCTTCTAATGATTTTTCAACCTCAGATGCTGCCATGGTTAGTACAGTCAACCCTTTTGCTTCGACCCAACTCGCGTACTCCATGCCTGCAACAATCGTAATACCCCACCCTTTAGACTCACGTAATTCAGCAAATGCCTTTTCCTTTCCTTCTTTAAGTCCAGGAGCGCGATCGGTTCCGTATGGGCTAAGTTCAAAATCTTCATGGAGCACTTTACCATCACGATAAATAATCCCTCCAGTTGCGGAGCGTAATTGTCCAGTTTGATCATTGTAGCCTCCATCAATTCGCATTTTAGCGCGTTGGATTTTCAGAGCTTCAGCTAAGACAAGTTTGAACTGCTCCAGCGTTTGACGATCAACTTCATCAAACATTTCCTTTTGGACTTGCTCGATCTGTGCAGGGGTCATATCTAAAACTAACTTAAACATACGCTACGCAATGAAATCTACCATGGTGGAACAAAGCAACAGAATCTTCCCAGACAATAACCTCACCTCGCTCGTCATAAGCTGTGACCAACTCACCAATAAGCAAACGTGGTGAATTTTCAGGCATTGCAATTGTGTGTTGTACACTCACCTCGACACCATCTTTAACTTTTTTAAGTCCCTGACTGCGTGAGTTTGGATAAAACCTACAAGGCAACCCCTGCTCCTTGGTTTCACCTTCTCTCACTAATATATCAGGATATTGTCCTTCGAAAATCATACTTTTCCCTCTTTCTTGCTTAGTGAGTATTTGAAATGTCAACAAATCCCGATGTAACTGGTGTTTCATCAATTCCCCAACGGAGCAACAACCGTCGGCGTAAAGCTTCCAAAGCTGTAGCATCCTGCTGGGTTAGTTGATAATCCAATTCCTTGACAGATTTAGGCCGTGTTAAAAGGAAATCAATCAACCCTGCCCGGGAAAGATCCAATGCTTTAGTCTGATCTTGATCTTGGGGCTCACGTTCCGCTACAGGATCCAACCCATTTTCCGCCAACATCATTTCAACCGTTGCATCAGGGAACTTAAATCCCATCGACGACACTAAGACTTCCTTTACACTTGCCATAAATCTAGCCTTTCTTTACCAAACCTCGTTCAACACACAAATCCAACCGCGCATCATCGAAATGCGACACATCATCACCTTCAACCCATTTCTTACCAAAGTTGTCTTTGTCAGCAAATGGAGCAATGACAGTGTATTTTTTCTTTGCCGGTTTGGTAGCTTCCTTCTCGGCTTTGGCTTTTGCAGCTGCCGCATCTTTCTGCGCACGTTCGTCTGCTTTGGCTTTTGCATCTTCTGGAATGTCTACCTCATCACCAACTTTAATACCTCGTTTTTCAAGGTCAGGGTTGTGTTTTAGATCCGATTCCGTGACGATATGCTTAACCAACTTTGCCCCACCTTGTGGATCAGTTGAAGGAGCACCCGATTGTGCTCCTGTTTTATTTTCTTGATCTGCCATTATGCTTGTACAGTTTTAGTGTCCAACAAATAGATTTCGTCAATTGCAGTAACCACCGGAACCACACGAGCCTGAGCACGTGTAACCTCTTTCAATGAAGGAGTAGTTGTACGGAATTTACTTACGAGAATGTACTCGTTAGCCTTTTGGTACTCAACTCCAGCCTGTTTGTGGTTTTCTTCTGCTAAACGAGCATAGACCAGTTCTCCAACCATTTGCGAAGCGACAAAAACCATTGCTCCAGCAGCGAAAGGTTTGAACGATGTACGTTTACCATCCTTTTCAACTTTGATTGTACGATCAACTTTAATAAAAGTAAAGCCATAACGTTTGCTAACCAAAGTATTCAACTGATCAAAATCAAGGTTTGGAATTTGCTTGTTGCCAGTACTGTTTTGGCTAAAAGAATAATACTCTTTTGCTTGATCAGTGGCCGCAATAGCATTGATTGTTGCTGTGTCAGTATAAACTTGCGTGATAGTCACACCATCCGCGGTAGCCTTATCGATAACTCTTTGAAAGTCATCAAAAGGTTTTGCATTTACTTTATCCGAATAAAGCGCAGCAACACCAAAAAGGTGATCAGCACGGTACTTATAATCACAACGCACGCCTACGCCTACATTTTCCGGATCGTCAACTAAGGTGATACCAGTTGAAAATCCACGTAAGAAAATAGCTTCGTTACGTTCGTAAATCGCTCCGATTGCACGCGGAGTATCTGCAAATAATTTTGCGATAACTTGACCATTGGTTGCACCATTAGCAATCAAAGTGTCCAATTGGGTAAGTTCTGTTTCATTCAAAGCTAATTCAATACCCATTTTAGGAATATCACCTGAAGCTTGCGAGATAGAATCCCTAGTCTTCAAAGGAAGGCTTGAATCCATCGCTACAACATCGGCCGCAACAAGACTGAACGAAGCAGATAAACTTTCCCATTTACCAGTTACTGAAAAAACTGGCTTCAACATTGTCGTATGCAAGTAGACCAATGGTCTCTTTGTATCGTTCAACGTTTCGACTGTCCGTACAATAATCCCGGGAAAGAATTTTTGTACCCATTGAATAAAAAGTGATTTTTCCATTAGTCTGCTCTAAAATCAATTAAAGGCTTTAATGCTTCCATTGCTTCCGCAGTTGGCTCAATGTAACATGCCTTATGGTTTACCGTTCCCCTCACTAATAATCCAGCAGCGGGTTTTGCTGTTAAGATCGAATTGATCAAAATATGCGCATACTCGTACCCTGCGGGCAAAGCTGCATAAGCAGTTGCACCCGAGTTTACTGGCATGGGCTTATAAATTTTTCCTGTCGCTGTATCTTTGATGATAACATGTCCAGCATAAATGACCTTAGGTGTATAACCCGTCACATCTAGGGCACTCCCACCACGAACAGACTGGAAATTATCAACGATAATCACGGTGTCCCGCGAGGTATCGATGATTTGTTCGTCGTTGTTTAAATTTACTGTTGTTCCCATTTGAATAACTATTGTAACCCAATTTCGCTCATCACAGAATCCAACTCTTCCTTAGTTGCTTCCTTGACTTTGCCATCTTTACCTACACTTGAAAATGGACTATCTTTTCCCAATTTACTTTCAGCTTGCGTTTGCGTATGGTTAGCGAAGTCGGTTTCTACATCAGCCAGATAAGCGTCAAAAGCGGCATCATCCTGAAATGACATACGACCGAAGTCGCGTAATACCTTTGCACTGTAGTCTTCACCGGCGTCTTTGAGCTTAGCTTGGATGATTGATCGACGGTCGTTAACTACCTTCTGCCCCTCAAGAGCAGCAAGTTTCTCTGTTACCGTTTTGTTCCCATCAATAATTGCTTTGGCCCACGCTGGCACTTCTTCGCTTGCTGCAGGTGTTGGAACAGGAGTTGGTTCTGGTGGCGTAGGCTGTGGTGCGGGAGCTGGAGTTTTTAATTTATCCAATTCCGCTTGTACACTCCTTGCGCGATCGTCGTCCTTAGCCAAATCTGTAAATGGCAAGTATTCGTTGATCGCTCCCATCTTTGCTTCCAGTTCCTCCTCTGTTGTAACTTTACCTTCAAATCGTTTTGCCAACTCATCTACACGAGCTGCTGAAAGTTGAGCGCCCCCAAACTTGGTTTGAAGTAATGCTCTAATTGCTTTTTTGATATCCATTTGTCTTTGTTTTTACCAGTGTCTACCCATATCGAATGGCCTTTCTAAATAGTTAGAACCCGATATAACAAAAGTAACTTGAAGGGTTGGTGAAGGGAAATAGTCGTGGTTGTCATTCGTTCCATGGACAACGTGGAGTTGTGGGGCGTGTGAAACATAACACAACATATCAAAAATGTTTTGTTTGTTTGAAAAGTTTGTTATATTTGAAAAATGTTTGGCGTAACGGTTTACCAGAAAACGTTTTGACAGGAGAGCGAGAATTGATATATTAGGCGATTATTTAATCAATTAATTTATAATTTATGAAAAAATTATTGTTTATAACCCTTTTAGCGGCTGGTATTCTTTCAGGGTGTAGTAAGAGTGAGTCGCCAGATGAAACTCCAAATAATCAAGGATTATTGATAAAGAAAACATATCAACCATATAAATACGGAGAATTGGATCCCTCTTCCAAAGATTGGGAATCATTGAAGTACAACTATAATAATCAGTTAATAGAGGAAAATATTCGATTTAATTATGATTACGATCAACAAATTAATTACTTGTATACAAACAAATATTCTTACAACGACGATGGAAGTTTGAAAGAAAAAGCTGAGAGTGGTAAAACAACTAATTATGTATACAGATATTTTTACGAAAATAAAAAATTAATTAGGTACGAAACTTGGAAATCAACCGGACTTGTTGATAAATCTACATATTCATATAAAAATAATAGGATAGATACTGAGACTAATTATTCCACATTCACAGAGCCATTCTATGAGTATAAATATGAATATAATGACAAAGGTTTATTGGTTAAAAAGTCAAGTAGAAGTTTAAAAGAAACTTCACCAAATAGATACGATTTTTATGAATATGATAGTCATGGCAATATTACATTAGAATCTTATCAGAACTTAAAAACAATGGACAAGCCATCTGTAATAAATAAATATAGTTACATATATGACAATAATGGAAGGATTAAAATAAAGGAAAGGCTATTTGGGTTCAATACAAGCGACGGATTATTAATTGAATACGAATACAATAATGATGGAACAGTGAAAAAAGAATTTGTAAAGAAAAAAGATTATAACTCTTCCTACATAAATTGGATGGTTATCACTTATCAATATTTAAAAATATAATTTGCATTTATAAAAATTGATTCGCATCTTTGCTCTTGATCGTTACCCGCTATTTCAAGAGCGATAAAACTTGAAGACTTTATTAGATATACCCGGAGGGGGAAAGTGGTAACACTTCCCGGCTTCTTATGCTCTGCATAGCGGTGACGATCACCTCCGGGATTTTATAAACTTTTTTAAATTTCAAAGACATGATCGTCACCGAAATCAAAACAATCCAGCTACCATCCAACATCGTAGCTTTCATGACTGCACCATCTGTGCCAGTTGACCCAATTCAAGAAATTCAAACTATTTACAATGTATCCCTACGGATCGCCGTTGACATTTACGAAGAAGTAGGTGAACGTTACACCGACGAAATTTGGGTAGCTGCAGTATGTGGTATTGCTTCACCCGCTTACCTTCAAGAAATGAAAGGAGGTTTGTCATGTTGAGTAATCAAGAACTACCAAAGTCAATCGTAATGGACAAAGACACCATTGAGGACTTGCACAACCTTTTGTACCAACTCAATTGGTTGAACGATGTAATGCAGACTGACAGGTGTAATTCAATTATGAATGCTCTTCTTTTATCTATGGATGATGATAATAAAGAGCAGATCACTGAAGCCATTCAGACTTTAAGCAGAATTAATCTGAGTGACCGCCTTATTAAACAATCAATTTCTATTTTACAAACGGAAGGAGGTGTTCAATGAATTTGCCTGAATTAAAAAATAACGATATTATGAAAAAGACTAATACAGAGAAGAAGTTTGTAAATATGTTTGGAACTGAATTAGGAGGATCTTTGATTAACATATTCGATGAGGTTAGAAAAGATGCTGAATTAAAGAAAAATTCTAGAAAGACTTATATTGCTTCTGATGGTAAATATTTTAAAATTGGGCGTTCTATAGACCCGGCAAAAAGGATTAAAAGTTTACAAATTGCTAGTCCAAATCTTTTTTTAGTTCATGTGATACAAACTGACATAGAAAAGAAACTACATTCTAAATTTTTAGACAAGAAGATAGGTAACGAATGGTTCAACTTGAATGAGGACGACTTGTTTTATTTAAAAAGCCTGTAAAAATATGGAAGAGCTAATTAAATTAAACCCGGATAACCAAAATAATCCAGTGTCGGCTCGAGATCTTCATGAGTTTTTGGAGGTGAAAACATCTTTCAAAGATTGGATAAAACGGATGCTAGAATATGGCTTCGAGGATGGAAAAGACTTTTGCTCATTTTTGAGCGAAAGTACCGGCGGCAGGCCATCAATAAATTACGCCCTAACTTTAGACACTGCCAAAGAAATAAGCATGATCCAACGATCAGCAAAAGGCCGACAGGCTCGTCAATACTTTATCGAATGTGAAAGGATTGCTAAACACCAACAATCCAACACAGGTAACTTAATTGCGATGACTGAAGAACTACAAAGGAAGCGCCAGGAGTTACATGATGATATGAAGAAATTGGAGTCTCGTGCGGATAAGTTAGAGATTATCGAAGAGTTTATATTGGAATCGATGGCAAAGGCTGGGTATCAACTGGAAGTGCCAAAAACCATTGATACTCCGACCATCCAGGAGCCGAAGATTACTTGGCAAGATTCTTTTATCCTCACCTACGAGCAGTATGTATATGACAACATCACTAGTAATATCGATGAATGGCTAAGTCAAGGCACCATCCCAGTTGCTGACTTCAATTCTAAATATAAACCAAAGGGTTTAGGTGTTAAAATGTACATTAGAGCGATAAAACGGTATTGCATACACTGTAATATTAGGTTTATACCTCATAAAGTTGTATATCTTACTCAAACAGGTACTGTCCGATGTCGGATCTTTGAATCACAGTAAATAGTAAAATCCCCTCCATACCGAGGGGCTTTTTTATTCCCCAAACATCAAACGATGCTGGGGGATTTAAATAGAACAGGGCAAGGGTTTCACTTGCAAATGCCTTTCGTTGTATCGACCGATCAGGTGCAGGGCATGGCATTCGCCCACTCCGATTTCCTGAAAACAACTAAGCTATTCTCTAGCTTCCTGTTCTATTTCTTAAATGGTAGACCAGTGCAAAGTGAAATTGATGGCGAATTTTGATATAATATTCTGTTAAATCGTCAGTTGGATTATATAAATCCTAAATATCTCCACCTATATTTTTGCCTCCTTTAATTTTATTAAAATAGTGTCCCTAAAAGTTCTTTCAAGGGCAAGGATAAATCAAAATAATGAAATCCAACCATTCCGTTGTCTCTAAGTGGAGTATACATTTGCTTAAAAGCTTTAGCGTCTTTCGTAATAAATGCATCAAGACCCCTCGCTTTTATTTGGGCAAAAATCTTCAAATCATTTATTATGACCTTTCTTTCAACTGATTCCCTTAGAGCCGTTTCTCCCTTTAAAAAACTAAAAAATTCACCAGATATTCTGGCATCATTATAATCGAATTCAAGTATTCTAAATGAATTTAATGACAATAAGTTATTTGGATCGTCACCCACAGAGTATTCACTAATTACAATAGTCGATAGATACATTGCTACATCATTATTTAAAAAATATTCGTAATATTCAACGACATTTTTATGATACTCGTCATCAGACTTAAGAAGTCTAGTAACAAAGGAATTGTCAAGCAAAATGGTTTTTATCTTACTTATCATAGCTTAAATTCCATCTGCTTTTAAATTTTCTATCCATTTGTCTAAATTCTTGATTTTGCTTAGATTTTTAGAAGCACTTTCTATAGCTCTATCTAATAAAGATTTATCATATACCGGTTTATAAGCAATGAATTCCAATAGCTTTAGATCAGATACTTTACCATCCTCTAGGCTTTTTTTACCTATAACCTTGATACCATATGGTTTATACGACTTTTTGTCTCCTTCAACTATTTGTGACTTGGTAGCTGCTACTGTCAAATTACCATATTCCGTAGTCGAAATATGAATATTTGGGTTTTTGCCACCCTCTTGATATATTTCTCCATATAAATAAAACTCGCTTTCATAATATTTAGGAATAATCAACTTAAAATCAGATTTTGAATCAATAACAAGTGTAGATTCAGAAGATAGAGAGGAATTAAATTCTATTATTAAACCATGTTTAACAGCGATACGTTGAAACCTATCAATTATCTCTTGTCTCTTATAATCCAAAAAATCAATACTGTCTCTTTTCTTTATTTCCGTAGTAAGCCCATTAAACAGTAAAACAGCAGAAATAGGCAAAAAGAACTTGTGTTTTGCAGATCCTTCTTGAAGATCATATGATATATGAGGTCTGGTTTTCTTTTCTTCTTTTGTGGGATACAAAAAGGTCTCTATGTCAGATATTATTGATTTAACATCAGTAATATCTACATCTTTTGGATTTAATTTTTTTTGGATATTATCAATCCTTAATTCTATGTAACCTTGTTCTTCCACACTACAAAATAACAAAATACTATTGAACTTTAAAATATATAATTTTCCTTAGATATTGTATATAATTTTTCCAAAAAATTGTGTGTTTTTTTTATTGCAAAAATAAAGCCTGATCACTTGGGAGGTGTCAGGCCTTAAACTAACCAATTATAAACCTAAATTATGAAAAGTGCTAAACAAAGCCTGTCTTTCCAGGCTGTCAGTAGTTCAGTATTCTTAGTTGCCCACTACGGAGGCACTATCAGTGGAGCGAGCAGGAGTCGAACCTGCATGTACAGTGTGCGGACTTACTATGCCATTTATCCAAGGGATCGAACCTTGTCATGCCCAGTCACTGCGCGTTTACCGTTTCACCACCGCCCCAAGTTCCCACGATGCAACCTCACGGCTGTAAGTGGGCTTTTCCCAATAAATGGGAGATTTAATGAAAACTTCTTTAAAAGCAAGAGCAGGATTGGTTACCTGCACCAACCAAAGCCACCCTACTACACTGCTTCGGGTTTCGTTGAGTCAAATTAGGAGCCACAGTTACGCCCTATTGCTTGCTGCGTCTTATTCCGCCACCTTGCTTTATATTTTTAACCTATCAAATCCTTGCCACAGGAAATGATCACAGACTCGTCACTTGTCAATTCAAGCATTTTCATACACCGTTTCGGTATAAAGTGTAAACACCCTAATTCAAGACTACCACTTGGCATGTGATGTAATTTGCCGTCCGCTCTACTAAAGGAGGCTTCCACGGATTTTACTGTCTATCCTTAGTTAGATAGGTTATATTTTCAAAGAACAATCTTTTGTACAATGTACCAGAATCGAACTGGTGTTTTTAGGCTGAAAACCTAACGTCCTAACCCCTAGACGAACATTGCGTTTGGCATACGTAAACACTCACATCTCACTTTCGGGTATGCCAGCCTATATTGCATTGTGGCGCTGTAAGCCACCTCTAATAATCAAAGAACAAACAAGGCTGGTGATGAATACCATTTAATCCAGCCGTTCCCAACTGGCTACCTTGCTTTGCAAACAACTGCCGCAGGTTAATTGGATGCTGTGGACACCCGTCGGCGAAGCTCTATCGCCCCTTTTTGGTTTTTGATTACCTCACCCCGAAGGGAGCAGTTGTCTGTTGTACATTAGCCTCGCGCTGAAACAAATATAACACAATTTTCAAACAAAACAAACATTTATTAAACATTTTAAACATTTTGTTTTACAAGGATCCGGCTTCATGCTAACCAGCGCCTTTCAACTTCACAACTGTCCCCTCTTCCCCTGATACTCCCTCAGCCTTAATTTTCGCCATCTCATCCTGAACGTTGGTAACCAGTCCAGATATACCCATCGCCGTCTCTACCGATATCAGTCCCCCGCTATTAGCTTTAATCGCCAAATCAACATCAGCATCCAAATCATCTAGCTTGAACCTCGGCACCTCAACCGTAACAGCCAGTTCCTGCAAAGCAGCAGTAAGACCAGTATCCATACTAGCCAATAACGACTTCTCCAAGTTCACACTACGCTGCAATAACTCGCCATATCCGCCATCAATCTCATTGCTAGCAGCTAAATGAGCATCAATGAATACACGATCAAAAGCAACGCCGGAAAGATCTCCTAAAGCCTTCATTTCCTCAAAGCTGATATTTGGCGTTTGCGTGAGCGAGTATATGAAGTTGACTAGTGTATCAATCTCCAGTTCTACTGCTTCAACTGACTGATCCCAGGTCACATATTTAGCATCGGCATGCTCGCCAGTTAACAGAACAGCCTTACCGTTTTCTCCTTTCTCCTGAGCTTCCGCTCCTGCCGCCCCCTTGAATACTAAAGTAGGCGAAGCATGGTAATCATTTGTATCAGCAAAGTTGGATATAACCGTTTCCAATCTTTCGATCAACGGCTGCACATTGGACCATATTGGAGTATCTTTGGAGTAGTAGATAATTGGAAGCTTCTTGTAAGGTAAATCCACTGTCGCAACCAATGTCCAACCACCTTCACCACCTCCACCGGATCCTCCCTGCTCAAACTTCAATAGCCTATCGGCACTGTATATGTCAAAGCATTTCACTGTCTTGTCGCCACCACTGGTTTCGGCTGCCAATTCTTCCAATGACTTGCGACGGTCATATTGCAATCCGAAGTAGGTTAGATCACCAGTAGCATCGAAAACAGGAAGTAGTGTATATCCTTTGCTCGGTGATAGTATTTGCATCTTAAAGTCAATAGCAACCTTGCTCAGACCACCCCAATGACTCGCATCGTCAGTAACCTTGGAGTACCATAACTTAGCCACCTGCAGTTCCTTATTCAACAGCTTAGCAATCTCGGATTCCTTATAACCTACCTTATTGTTTTCACGAAGTCGTTGCAATAAATTGAAAGCCCTCTCCTGGTCGTTGCCGTCCGGTTCCGCATATAATCGTGCCTTGCCCAGGTTCATGAACGCTACCCTTCGCGTGACAATGATCTCCTGCAAAGCTAAAGGAAGACGAGCCGGATCTACGTACATTGATGTTAGTGTCGGGGTTTTCCCATCCGCCTGCATGACGGGCTTACCGTCGGATCCGATAACCTTCTTCTTTACCTCTTTCCGCTTCCTTAGCTGCTCATCATAAATATTATGTTCTTTGATGTCGGTTTCCTTCTTCACCTCATAGGCAGGAGCTGACTCCTTACCTAGTTCTTCAATTATCTTTGGATCAATGGCAGCTGATGCCACCTTAATTTCTTTTGCCATAACTTTATCTTTACTGTACACCGCGGTACTTAGCCAAACATTCCTATTATTGAGTCGTCAATATTGCTTTCCTTATTCACTCCGAAATTCTCTACAACTCCAGTCAAGCAATCCGCAGCATCATCGTGAGCGTTATTACCCTTCTTGCTATACGTGGTGACATGCTTATAGAATTGGGGCCACATCTTGTCCCACCCGACAGGCATGTGTATAATCATATTTACTTTTGCTGAGTTGGTGAAGATCCTAGAGTGCTTATTCTCACCTTGATGGAACCATTCTACATTGCAGTTAAAAGCTTTTAGGGTGACCAAATGTGACTCCACATTCCTTGCAAAACCACGCCCACCGTTGTTAGATTCAATTAAAGCATATTCAACCTGATGCATTGCTAATTGTCTTGCGGTGTCGGGCTCCGTTATTTCCATCGGATCCTGAGTATAGATCACGTCAAGCACAAAGCATCCAAGATCGGTTTCCAAATAAGCGATACTACATAGATAATCTTTACCAGTGTCAGCGGTGTCGACGTATGCCTTACGATATGCTTTGATATAAGGCGGAATATTCAGATACTCTTTGAATGCCCTATACATCAACCCTTCTTTAGGCTGCGGATTCTGCATATACTGCCTACCAAAGTTGATTGGGTTGATATCGTTCATTTTCAAAAGTTCGTCCAAAGTATGCTTGAACTCCCACAAAGCTCGGCCATCCTTCAAATCCTGTCCATCCTCAACGATAATACAAGGAAGTGATAATACAGTCCATTCACCTGGATAATTAGCCAGTACGTGACCGCATAAGTCTTCTTCATGCAATCGCTGCATAATGATTATGATCGGAGTGTTACGAGAATTTACGCGATTAATAATTGTTGAGTCAAATCGATTATTTACCCGGCCGCGAACAACATCGCTATCCGCGTCATCAGGCTTAATAGGGTCGTCAATGATCAATGCACCGCCAAAGGTCGTTACGCCAGTGTCAGCAGTAAGTTCGTCCATAGCTGCTTTGAATTCCTCCTCGTCTGCATCTGCACCCTCTCCCGGTTCAATATCAACCTGCCCAGCACCAAAACCTGTAACCTGACCACCAGCTGCACGAGCATAAACGCCACCACCTTGGGTCGTATACCATTTATTTTTAGCCGTCGCACCTTGTTTTAATTGTACATCAGGAAATAGCGCCTGATAGTCTGGGCTAGTTACCAAGTCTTTTACGGCTTCGGAGTTATCCAAAGCAAGATCGTCCGAGTAGCTCAAGTGAATGAATTTCGAAGCAGGATTGATCGCAAGACCAGCGGAGATAAGGTTCTTAACGGCAAGTTCAGTTTTGCCATACCGCGGAGCAATGTTTATTATCAACCGCTTAAGTCGGCCCATCAATACATCATCCAGCGCATTGGCTATTTTAGTATGATGCTCACCAACAACAAAACTCCTTCCATATTGCTTTTGGAAGAAGTACTTCGTGTAGTTCATTATGGATGACTTACACCAAAGGGCTATGATATCGCGTTTTGTGAATCCTGCTGTTGGTGTCATTTCACTATAGTCCACATGCTATTTTGTTTGATACAATCTAAAGTGTAACCTCTTTTCAAATGATATAATATGAAATACATTTGATTCAAATTGAGCTTTTGAAAGTGCTCAAAATCTTCATAAGTCACAGGATGAGCTATACGCCTGAATGCATATGATAGATCCTCTTTAGCAATTTTATCGGCTCTTTCTTCTCTAGTATGTTTCAAGCTTTCCAATACACGCGTATGCATATCTTTAAACAAACTTTTGAATTGACTTAGTAATGTGCTCATGTTTACCCCTCCTCTACATTAAAATTCCCACCGGAGAGCTGTTTCAGCAAACGCTGTGCTTCCTCAGGTGACACCTTCTCGTTCATCGATTCTCCCTTGGTTGTTATATCCAATTTATCCTTGAACATCCCTCTTACTCGCATCAAACGATCCATAGCTGCATCAGCTGCGTATAGCTCTACCTCCAATCCATTCTTGCCGTATTTGAAAGATTTAATGATACCACGCTCTTTATCCGCCAATAGTTTTGGCATATCTACTTCTACCTGCGGAACTAGTTCAGGCTCACCATCAACGTATCGGTAAGCATCAGGATTGTGCTTTAACTCGATTGAATACTTTAGGATCTTATCCTGGATTGGCTCCACCACTGTTTTTTGGAAATCATCATACTGTTCTTCTGTATAACCTTTCTCTGCGCAAAACTCTTCTTGAAGTATTAGATTGAATTCAAGATCGTTTATGATATCCCTAAGCCCTTTCTTTACCCTTGGTCGATACTCAACCATACGAGTGATCATATAGTCAGCAAGGTTGCCTTTGGCGATATCAGCTGTCTTTTTGGTAAGTTCCTCAGCAGTAAGCGTAAGTTGATCAAGTCGAGCCTTTATTGCTTCTCTGATGTCAACATTTGTCAACAAACGTTGCCCTTGTGATCTAGCTGTATTTTCACTATATCCGGCACTTATTGCCGCTTGTGTTGCATTGTAACCATTAGAGCAATATTCCTCAACAAAACGCTGCTGATTCACTGTCAACTTCGCTTCCTCACTCATCTCCCCTAACCTCCTCTAAAATTTCGTTTACTGTATCTTTTGCCCAAACTGTTTTGGTGTAGTAAAATCTACATTGTTCGAGCTTCTTTGCAATAGCTTGTTTACTTACCCCAAGAATATCAGCAATAGTCAAAGCAACACCTTTTCGGATCATTGTATCAGCATGAATAGATTCAGGTGAACAAAGCAAAATAACTGCTGTAGTAGCTATCAATCTAACTCTCCAAACTTCCTCGCTCCTGAGATACGCGATATTCACCACACGTTCAACCAATTCAGGTGTGCATGGAATTGACTGTAGTTTATCTGTCACCTCCTGGTAAACATCTGGGTGATGTGACGAAAGGTATTTGGCAATATTTTCTCCGGTGCGGTTACTCATGCTGCGAACTCCTTTCCTGTGTTTAGGATGGCTAAGAATGCAGGTTGAAACTCTTCCAAGGATCTAACAACTTTCACTGAAATCCCATTGGCTTCCCAAATTGAATGAAGGTCAGATTGTACTTTGCTTACTGTACCAGTTAATGTTTTGACCTCAAATCCGTATGTCTGACCATTCCAAATAAAAAGTAGATCAGGAACACCGGCAATAACACCAGAAGCTTTGAATTGCATTCCCTCTCTTGCAGATCGATTGCCACCATTAGGGACATGGAAAAGCAAACGACGTGTTTGTGGATATGTATTCCATGCCCACTGAAACATTTCAGTTTGAATCTGAATTTCAGATTTATCCAAAGGTTGGGTGATACTCGTTGATATTCTACTCATAACTTTTTACTTTAGAAAAATAGGAGCCTTCACCCTTGACTGATCCGGCCCCATTAACATACACAAAGTAAAAATACAACATAACATTATATAACACAAATGATATGTGAAAATAAGTTGGTAATGGAGGGAAAACAGTGGAAAACGGTACTTTCTTACAAAACACGAAGGTCGTCTTACAAAACGAAAAGGGTAAAAAACGCGGAATGGAAGCTGTGAGAGGGGTTTTCATATCGCCTTACAAAATACACCCCTATTTTCATAACTTTACTATAGAATATAATTTACATATACATCTTATTTTTATGCAAACGTTTGCGTGTTATAACATATATATAGCTATTTTTAATAATTGTTTTTTTTAATAAAAAAAGGGTGTTATTTTGTAAGACAGGTAAAAATGTGGGTTTAGAGCGAATTTAGAGGGTTTTTTCTTACAAAACGTTTTGTAATATATCTGTAAGAACCTGTAATATGGCGTAATATTTTGTAAGAAAAGGCTAATTTCACTTTTTTTTGGTGATGTCAGAAAAAAGTTGTAAAGGGGTGAAGAGGGGTAAAAAAAAAAGCCCCAACTTTTCAGAAGGGGCTGTATTAGTATAGTAAATACTAAATTACTAATAAGTGAACCTTATGCTCAATTCATTTTCGGCACAAATTCTTACAAACTCTTTTGCAGAATAATATGCCCATGCATCTTCTTTAGAAAACTTGAAATCCCAATTTAAGTAAGCATGCATAACTTTCACTACATCCGGATTCATTCCGTCATAACTCCATGCTAATCCCCAATTCAATTCCTTATCACTATTTTTCGCAGCCTTGATTAACATATCATGACATGGAGAACAGTCAAGAGCGCCAATACTCAAATCTCCATCAACACTTCCTGTTATCTTTTTAACGTACTCAGATGCCTCTATAAATTTTTTCTTAATACTAAGGTTCTGTTTGGCTCTTGACCTTATATTGCTATTAAAACTGCTTATTGCGTCCCATCCCATATTCAAATATAATTAATCAATGCGGCTTTTACACCGCCTTTTTTGGTTTAACCTTTAATTTTCTTGTACAGAGCATTTATTGCTGTCCGATTTGTTTCAGGCTCCCCTTTCTCCGCGGAAATCCAGTACGCTTCCTGGAGTATCTTAGTCAGCAATTCAGTCTCAATCTCATCAAAATATAATGGCTCCTTATTATCCATAAGTGAAACCTCATACGTGTATTTCTTCCTTTTACTATGAACGGTGGTTGTTTCACCAGTACCAAGTTGTTCAATTGTAATACTGGTTATGTCCTTGGCTATGACAATAAATTCTTTCCCCCAAATTTTTCCGTCAAAAGTGAACTTATGCCCTATCTGTAATTCGTAAAATTTCATATTCTAGTTTGTTTAAAAATGGCCCTCAAAATAGAGAGCCAAACCGGTTGTTAAATCCTAATCGCAAACTCAATAAATATCAGTCTGCGCAGTTCCTCCAAAGATCACGGAGCTCTTGGCAGGCATACAACCTTTCTGTGGTATGCCATGTGTAACGATCCGTCAAGGTGGATCAGTTTGATTCCGTATTGTTGCTGTAATGTGTGTATGTTCATGTTTTAATCCGGGAAATTAATACCTAGTAAAAATCCAACGATCATGCATAGCGCAAGAAGCACTGCGCAAATTGCAACCATTGCCCTTTCAGAATGCAGGATTTTATCCCACTGGTTGATGGCGATCTGTACCCGGAAAACCAACCGTCGCCAAATACCTCTTGTTCTACGAATCAGATATTCCATTCTTGTAGTTGGCTTAAACTTATTTTTTTGCCAAGCCTGTTGGAGGCGCGAAAGACGCTCGGAAACTTCGTCACGATCAGTACGATCGTTGGTTGCATCCCACAATGGTGGCTGGATCTGATCCAACCCACCAAAATTGTTTCCCTCGGTTTTCATGCCGTAACCTTTAACCAAGTTTCAAAATCAGGCTTTTCTAAGCAGCTTGCAGAAAGTTCAACTCTGCAGCATGGGCACTCATTATGGGCTTCGGATGGATCTTCCCAACTACCATGCGAGTCGGTAACATACACCAGTTGGTCATCACTAACCACCGAGGAACAGAAAGGACAGATTGTTGTGTGGTTATCCATTTGGTAGTCTGCGTGCATTTGGATTGCTTCATCCAAACCAATGTCACCGACGATTTCCTTAGCGGATTTATGGATTTCGATTAAAAATTCTTTACTTTGCATCACGTTTAAATTCTTTGTTAGAGATTTTTTACTAGCGGTTAGTTAGGATTGCCCTCCTTCTAACCGCGCTTTTTTTGCAGTACATCAAGGCGACTGCGCTCGCCTTCTGTCAACGTTTTAGCGTTTTGACTCTACAAACATATTAAACATTTTAAACAATTCAAACATTTTAAACAATTTGTTTGTAACACACTGTTTATCAATAGTAAAATTTTTATCGATATTTGACATCAAAACGGAAATCCATCGTCTTCGACCACTTCCCCTTCATAAACACCGTCGAAAATATGCACCCTCTTTGTTCCTTGATTTGGTATGTACTTGGCTTTTGACTGTTCGAAATTCAAGACATGGCGTTCGCAAAATTCCTTCACAGCATTTGATAATGTTTTCTGAGATAGCTTATATTTCTCCTTCAATTCACCTGCTACATACTCATCATATTGCCTTTGGAAAGTAGCTACTTCCACATAATCCAAGCGCAACCACTGGCTGATATTATCCTTGAAAAACTCCAATGTCTTCTCCCCAAATTGATTTGAGAACTTCTTATCCCATCCAATATTTGAAAGTTCCACCAATTCAACTTTACCTCCTTGCTGCAAATGGTACTGAATCGAAGAGATGACGAAATCATCAAACCCTTTCCAATCTTCTTTTGTGAATCCTGAAGGGAACATTTTATTGTGAACGGCATCAACACCTCCATGGCGTGTGTAATAATCTGTAAACTCCACCGGACGAATACGACGACGTAAACCACCGTCTGTATCTTCATAAGAGAAATTAGTGTTGATTAAGATTTTTGGCATATCCTCTGGGCGAATCTCTTCCTCGTTTTTGTAAAGCTTCTTCAACAATCCATATCCTGTTGTTTGCTCCTTAAGAAATGACCAATCAATCTTTTTTGGGATATCGGCCATAAAGAAAACACGTTGGCCATTCCAAGCCTGCAAGAACTTTTCATTGAATTGGACCATCGCACCAGGAACAGTACAAACCGTAGTCATCTCCCTAAGAATATTCCCGAAGATATTCTTACCTGAACCTCCACCATTTTTTGGATCCGCCACCATCTCCTGAAGCACAATAATATATCCAGCTGATTCCGATTTAAAGTCATGGGACAGGTAACCAATAACGTTTCTGATATAATCCTTCACTTGCCCATCTTCTTCTCCGGTGGCGTTTTTAAGATAGGTTTGGAACAATTGTGAAGGCTGAACATCATCGCCGAGATAGTTACGTGACAGCATTTTATCTGTCCATATAAGGCCATCAATGTCGGCGTAGTCTAATTTCGTGATACCGTCCGACGTGATCCGTATAGCGACATTGTTATAAAATTTATAACAGCAATCAGCAGTGTCGTAAATACAGTCGCTATCATCAAATCGCTCAAGACGATTATCCATAATAAACTTACCTGATGACTGGATAAACTTTTCATAGGCATTACAAATATCCTTGTAAACGTCCGCTTCCTCCTCCTGGATATAACCCTTCATATTATCAAAAAAGGTCATCACGTCAATACGATCTACAAATTTTCCATTGATCTGAATAGCTGCCTGTTTGTACGATCGGAATCCAAGGTTTTTTGCTACATTCAAAAAATCCTCACGGCTAATCTGCATTTTATGGTTTTCGTCATACTGCCAAAAAACACCATACGGGTGCAGCTCCGCAAACTGCTCTTGCAATCGCTGAAACTCTTCCTTGGCTTCTTCTGAAAAATTTGGAGGGATGGCGGCCTGTCCATTGATTATAGCTTTCTTAACCAACGACTGCTCAACGTTTCGCTTTACCTGACCGAATCCGCCTTGTACCAATTCACGGAAAGCCGCTTTCTTATCCCCGTTATGCGTAAACTCCGCAAATAGCGTAGCGGGGTTGTAGCCGCGTTTCTCATCCAGATCGGTAGAAGTAGTAAAAATGAAAAACACTCGCTTTTCACGGTTGAAAGATGCAGATACCCCATCTTCTTTTCCTGGACGTGTAAACCAAATAAAGCGTGCATTTTCACGAAGGAACTTCCACCCCTGAGATTCCATAAGCTGTACGGGATCACACTGGTTATTGAAATCCTCAAATGGATTGGTTGTATATATCGAATCCTGTGTCTGTGTAAGCTTAGGCGATGGGGCCACCTTGGTGATCTCACAGTAACTCTGACATAAATTGATCAATGAACAACGCTCTTCCCAAGTAATTACTGGAATAGGGTTATTTTGATGAACAGTGTAACCCAATGAAGGTGGAAAAAGAAAATAACCACCTTCACCCCGTGTCTCCAGGAAGTTCACTGTTTTGGTTGGCTTACGTTTACCAGACGCATAATCTGCCTGCAACTCTTCGTCCGACTTCATCCGGCCCGCAAGCTTTATGTTTCCCTGTGGTGCATGATCTATTATGCGGTATAAGATATGATAACCTCCGGATGGTGTACGGTGGATTCTAAGCCTAGCGTAAAGGTGTGGATAGAATTTTGCAATGTCACTGAGCAAAATTGCGTCAATACCAGGATAATATTTTGAGTCGATATCAATACACTCTAAGTTACCTGACACAACGCCACAAACAGCCGCAATTGCGGTAGTGTTCTTCTGCTCCATGACATACCACAACTCCCCTTCCTCGGCCACGCGCTGTTGAGCGTCGGCCCATGATCCATAAGGAGTCTTTGCTGGACGGCTTGCGTCAGCTTCCTCACGTACTGGTATAAGTGAAATCCCATCCTTCACCAACTCGGAAATCATTGGCCATATTTTTCCTAATTCAACCCCCATCTTATCGTAATTGTATATCTGTAAATTCTATTGTATTTGCTCCTATCATTCGAGATTGAATATCTACCCAAGTAGACTTGTACCCCATCGCTGCGCCGAAAGCTGAAAGAAATCCCTTTTGTACCTGTTCTTTAGCCTTGGCAACCCGAGTCGCGAAAACCTGTTTCTTTTTCATTTTGGCATAAATGGCAAGTTCATTTGGGGTTAGTTCGCTGATCTTTCTACCGATGAGCGAGGTGTAATGCGAAGTGACTTCAACCAATTCCCCTTGTTCCAATTCCTTTTCGGTCAATGGCCTTTCGTGTCCACAGAATGGACAGATACGTTGCGTTGTTGAAATAATGGATTCGCACGAAGGGCAAAGGGCTACTGGCGCAACGCCTTCACCTTTCTTTGATCGTTTAGTAACCTCCCACATATTTTCCCAATCACGATCCTCGAAGTATAATCCGTGACGCTCCCAGTTTCCACCGTAATCCAGTACACGAAAGTGTGTTTTAAGTGCGGTACCATCGGGTGCCCAAACGGGTCTACTCCCGCGACCGATCATTTGCAGATACAGAGGTAATGAGGTTGTAGCACGGTTTAGTATAACCAAATCAACTGCCGGAGCGTCGAAACCCTTTGTCAAACTCGCCACCGAAACGCAAATATTTGCAAGCCCCAATTCAGTAAATTTAGCGAGCTCATACGAGCCGTTCTCAAGTTGGGAATGGTACTCCACAGATGCAAATCCCTCTGTCTGCAATCGTTCGTTCATTTCGCGTGCATGCTTGATGGATGAAACGAAAATCATACACTTTTTAAAAGTAGCGGAACGTAGGTCTTCGAAAATACCATCATACACCGCTGCGGTTGAAAAGGCTGCGGTCTGCGATTGCTCTGTATATTCACCATTACGCATTTCAAGTATATCGGTATCAGCTTTTGTTCGGGCCAAATGCTGGTATGAGCAGAGAAACCCTTGTTGGATCAGTTCATCGACCTGACAGCATACAACACAAGTGTTATACAGTTCCGCCAAGTGTTTAGCTACCCTACCATCGGGCGTTGCGGTAAACCCAAGGATATAAGGATTGCTCACTTCGATCAATCGGCGGATGATATTTGATGGTGTTCCAATATGGGCTTCATCAACAATGATAAGTGGAGGAAATTCCAATTGCGCCAGTTGCTCCAGGATCAAAGGGCGACGCGTTAGAGTTTGGGCCATGGCAATATATAGTTGCCCAGGTTTGATTTGGACGTGCTTTTTACCATTGGCTATTTCTATACCCCCAGCTTCACCAATAATCTGGTCAAATATCTTAGTAGTCTCGCTGATGATGACTACGGCACGGCCATTGGCAATAGACTTGTAGGCAACGTCAATAAACATCTTGGTCTTTCCGGATCCTGTAGGAGCGCAGGCAATAACCCGTCGGTGATCTCTGAGAGCCACAGCTAAGTTTTTTACAAATTCAGCTTGGTATGGTCGTAATGTTGGAAGCGTAACTTTCATGCCACTACCTCACTTTCTGGTAGCGCGCAAAAAATCAATACATGATCTGTCATGCGGATAAATTTTTGTTAGAGATTTCTTAAATGAAGCGGTGAAAAGGTTTGCCCTCCACAGTCACCGCTTTTAGTAACTTCGGACTCTGTTTAGAATGGTAGATCGTCGTCGTCGTCCACGGTTTGGACCGGAGCCGATCCTCCACCACCTTGCGACCAATCTTTCAGATTACCAAGGATTGGCTGGTTGGCATTAAGCCAGTCACTATTTCCTTTATTTGCATTGTAAACTTCTGAAGGAAGTGATTTAGCAACGAAACCATTTTGTCCATACTGATCTTGCTCTTCTCGAATCACAACACGAACATCCATATAAACGGCACCATCTTTCAACGTGAGGTGGTTTCCTTCTATATGGAGCAATACGCATTTAACCATTTCACCTGCTTTATTTTTCTTGTCTACGATAACTGCCTGAGTTAATTTTGTTAGGGCTATTGAGCCAGTAAGTGTTTTGTTTGACATCTTATTATTGTTTTAAATATTTAAAGTTTACTATTAATAGAACATTAGGAAGCCTTTAACTGTTTATTTCGATCCGCTTCCAGGTTATCCATGATATCCGAAATGGTTTCCGGTGCTATTCTGGAAAAGAAATCCATAGCTCTATATAGTTCCGCAGGCGCTTCGAATTGTACGGTGTCATTGTCCTTTGGTTTGAAGTGCTTTCGGAATTCTTTGAGCAGAAAAGCTGAGCTTTCACGTGCTTTACGCATGTGATTGTTCAAGGTTGGCGACCAAAATTTAATCGGCTCGAAGAAACATTTGTCAACGTTTTCGGCGCACTGCAAGAAAAGGTAATACGCATTGATCTGATAATACATTTCCTCGGCTTGGTCTTGCGTTAGGTGGACTTGGTTTTTCATAGCCATTGATAGTTTTTCAGTGAATTATCAAGAATCTTCAGATCTTCGCCAGCCGGAATAAATTTTGTACCATCTTTAAAGACGATTATCAGAACCTGAGGATGTAAATTGTTTGCTTTAAGCTCTAAAACATTGTTAGGGAAGCCAATTGAACCTAGAAGAGCGCTTAAGGGATCAACAATTAACCATCCAGAACCATTAATTGGAAAATCAAAACCCGACGCAAAATCTTTGGAAAACTTGGTTATTTCTATTTTCTGACTATTTTTCATTACGAAGCCCTCCGTTTGCCAGTAACACGTGCCACAGCCTTATATTTAGGCTCATATACCACGTCCTTATGTTCAACCATTTCACCAGTAGCTTTGGCCTGCTTTTCCGCAAACATGCGCATACTATCTAGTTTTACCTTTGCAAGATCTTCCGCAGGTGTGCCGCTATTGGTAAGGTAGTAATCCACTATAGCGCGCCAACCATCCACACTGCCCACCACAACCGAATACGATTCAACCGTTTTAGGTGCTTCCTCCTGCCGGTTCGCCTGAGCAACCATGACAGTAACATTTGCTTGTTGCTTTGCTTTGGCGGCTTCATCTGCAGCACGCTTCTCTGCTACCAATCGAGCTTCCTCGGCTTCCTTATCCTGCTTTTGTTTAAGCTCCTCAGCTGCTTTGTTGTCAGCGATACCTTTTTCTAATTCTGCAACACGGGCAGGGAACATTTCAAGGATGTATTCCGCATACTTAGTGACTTCGCTAGTGAAATGCGTTGAGCAAGTGGCAAATCGCTCAGCTGTACGCACCTCTCCGATCAAATCCTCCGAGCCAACCAACGTAATAGTTTCCCACGCTTCATTTGAAAGCTTAGCGTTGACGAAAGATTGGATAGCTGCCTTGGCTTCCTCGGCGTTTGCCAAATCGAAATTACTGTACACTTGTAGAATAGTACGTTTTGTTTCGCCAAGCAACGCCGCATACCCATTCCTCAATTGCGTTTCCAGATTGGCAATGTCATCAATCCTCTTTTGCTTACGTTGGAGTTCCTCACGTTCTTTACGTGCAGCTTCAGCCGCTTCCTCCGCGTGAATCTTTGCAGACTTGTCACGCAGTTTTTGGATAGGATCGTACAAGTCTTTTCCCAACTCATTTTCAATGGCTGTAAATGCTTTGATGAAAGCGTGTGCTTTTTCGGTGAACGGCTTGCGTTGTGCTTCGATGGAAGAAACGGCTTTTTTATTTGTGACTTGATATTGCATCAACTCGTCATCCAATTCTTTTGGAAGTTTATCACCATTGGCATTAGCCTTTGCGATAAGTGAATCAAATTTTGACTTCCTCTTTTCAAGGTATGCGATTGATGTTGTATAAACAGCACCTGCACTTTGCAGGTCTGTTTGTGACAGGTGTATTGCTAGACCTGTGTTTTGATTTTCTTGTGTTGGCATGATTAAAACGGTAATGGATCAGAAACTGGTTCGTTAATGGCTGTTTTTCGTTTGTAATGTTCTGAAAATTCGATTGCCTGAGTCTTTCTTCTAATTCCCGGATCTTCCACTGTCTCCTCCGCAACCCCAAACTTTCTTCCAACAAATTCACCAATACCCTCGCGGCGGATGACAGAGGACAACCCCTGTTCACGATCAGCAATGGAGAAGGTTCCACCAATTGTAGTATATACTTTGGATTCAGCTTTACTAGCATAACGAATATCCGCAAGAGTCATAACAGCCTCCACCTCCGCAGTGGTAATCTCACCTGTCCAATCTTTGAGATTATACGAAGGAGTTTCGCCACGCCACTCTTTAGGAGACCAGTTGTATGCAGCATCTAATGGAAGATCAGGGAAATTTTCTTCCCATAACTGGCGCTCGGCTTCAAGTTGCAAACCATTGCTTCGGTAGAATCCGTGACGGCCCGATTTGAAATTTATGATAGCACGAATCTGACGAGGGACTTTGCATTCTTTTGGTTGTCCTTTTCTTGGGCCTGACTTGTAAACCTCGGTTTCCGAAAATCCATCAACTTGGATAGTCATATTGCAAACCAAGTCGATCAATGTGCCGTAACCCCGTTCGCTCAACAGGACGTATTCAATACCCAAGGGCACCACTTGGTAATCCAAATAGAATTGAATGAAAGAACATAAGTCGTTGCGCAATTTCTCCGCCCACTCTTTTGTTTCCGGTTGGTAAAAGGTGTTTTCGGACAGATAGTTTTCTACCACCGTTTCAATTTCCTCAAAGTCGTAGTGTTGGTTAATTAGGAATTTTCCGATTTCCAAATGCAAAAGCGTGCCATATTGCTGCGATATTTCCAATAAGCGTCCAGCCTCTTTAGTACCATGTTTACAATACCATTCAAGAAGTGGGGTATCCATTGGCGAACATGCATTGATCGCTGTGGTTAAGCTAGTGTACAACTTCAATGGCGATTCGCAAGGTTTGCAGTCTTCGTTAAGGCGTATATATGATCGGCCAGCGCCGAAATTTACTCTACCTACTTTGTAAGCAGGTAGGCGTAATGCTGTTTCGTTGAACCAATCAGGTAATATAATTTCTACGTTCATAATGTATGTCTATGTGTTTTATTGGAAAGAATTGATGTTACAATATTTCGGCTTACACCTATTATATCAGCTATCGCCTGATGAGTTAATTTGTCTTCAGATCTCATTTTTCTGATTTGTAAAACTTGTTCATCTGATACTTTTGCCATATAGTGTTTCTCTCCATGAGAAGCTTTTATAAGGCCTGTTTGATATCCGTGTGTGACATTTTCTTTTCCAGTAACCCACTCTAAATTGTCAGTGTAGTTATCCGTCTTCACTCCATTGATATGATTAACCTGTGGTTTATTATCGGGATTAGGAATAAACGCCATTGCTACCAGACGATGAACTTTTAAAAGTTTCTTTCCGAATTGGTTACTAATTTTTACAATTGGATATCCGTCCCTTGAAAATGATCCCTTCATTATTTTTTCATTTACAGCTGCAATCGATCCAGCTTTAGATTTCATAGTCCGTTGAAGAGTTTTCACTCTCCCTTGATTACTTACCTCATAATTAGGATAATTTGGAACTGGAAGCCATATTTCCTTTGAATCATTCACCTTTACCTCCTATCTCAATAGCTTCAGAGAACTCCTCATTACTCTTATATGACCCCGAACTTAACTGCAATAATGATCCGCTCGTAATCATATTAGTTGTAATTCTATTTAGGTCTGCACCACTTTCAACATAGGCACGAACGGCTTCAATTGTTTCTTCTGTGAAATTAGGCACTAGTTGAACTATCGGATAGTTCCTTGCAGCGCCCGGTGAATATGATTGCACTTTTTTAACCATCAAGCTAAATGGAAAGCCTACTATGCTGCCCGATCTTTCCATAACCATGTCAAAGGCTTTAACTATTGTTGGGATGGTAGTTTCTTTCGCCTTCGACTGAAAAGTCCAATGGCCTAGCACACCCTTCATTTCAAGCAGCACAAATCTCAAAGTCAACGTGCGAGCAAATAGCTTACGAATAGCTTTTACACTGGGATCATCTGCTGAAAGTCCCTCGACATAGGCACCTTTGCCATCCTTACCCCCTTGCGGATTCCAAACAGTGAATACTTCACCATTTCCCCATCCAAGGCGTTTACCTTTGTCCCATGCTTCAAATTGTTCATTACAAACCTCTTCGATATTGTTTGATACAAATGCCACCTTTAGTTCGGTTGGCTTGTCTCCAAACAGGCTCACGAATCTGTTTGCAAAATCTCCACTGGCGCGGAAATAATCTAATGATGTAGGTAAACCGCGTTCGGTTTTCATTCCTACTTTAATTCTACCGATTTCGGGTAGCGTTCTGCCTTGCTGAACCGTTCCCGTTGAAATACGTCCTTTCATTTTCTTTGTTAGAGTTTTTTGCGGGCTCGTGCCCATTTTCTACTAGCGCTTTAGTTTGCCCTCTGCGGCGCCTGCTTTTTCCCAATCTTGTCTAATTACTGCAACTGTCTGCCGTAAATCACGAACCTCTGATAGTAGTCCTTCTACCATTTCGCGTATTAATTCAGTGTCCATTTTTTGTTGACGCTATGTATTGTACTAAATTCTGTGATGCGGCTACAGATGCAAGTTGTTTACGGCATAGCCTTACTTTGCTGTTTGGCGTGTCTTGCTTCTCAGTTATTACACCTTCTGCAATCCAATTATCCACTACCCCCCTTCCATACTTCCGATAAGCTTCTGCTTTTGAAAGATAAGGTCGTAATTGACCAACCTCAGTTAAAGCAACTATTCCACCCAACTCTGCGGCCCCTTGTAGCATTTGGGCCAATCTGAAATCTAATGTTAATCCTTCTTTAAACATTACTTAACCCTCCAACATCTAAAGTTTTCCAAGTCTAACGGATCTCTTTTTGTCTTGAACCGTTTTTCACTTACGGGTTTACCGTCATCACCTTCTTTATGGAATAAATCCCATGCGATATAGCGAACCTCCTTTTCTTCTCCGTTGGGGACAGGAAATGAATGCCCTACATTCATTGTTTTCATTGCCGCCCGATATTTGGTAATGTTCTCAGGGATTGCAACTTTATCTGTTATCTCCACCATTTTAAAAAGTTTAATTTGTTTACATTGTTTGTTATTTCACTTTTTGGCACACACGTTGATGTTTTTTGCTAAATTTGTTTCTATGATTACTTGACAAAACAAAAATACTAAACAAATTAAACAAAACAAACAATTTACAATCATTACAAACAAAATAAACATTATATCATTGATTCTCAGTGTTATAATTTTATAACATACACACACGATGAATAAATTATTTTCTAAAGGCAACTACCTTAAACGTTTGATGAAGCGTAAAGGAGTTAGCCAGGTTACCTTGACAGACCGTGAAAGTCCTGACTACTTAGGTTATGGGCGTAATACTCTGTCAGCTTTGCTCAACCAAGATGATTATACAGACGGTCTAGAGTCTGAGAGAGTCAGAGTGTTATTAAGCAAACTAGATCCTTCCAAGGAGGATATGGAGTATATATTTCCAACGAAAAGTAAATCCAATGCAAAATCCATTGGTGAATATGAATTTGACGAAGATGGCGATGAGCAAGTACAACCGCTTGGGGACGGTTTATATGCGCTGACAGCCGAATTCGTACCAGTTAAAGCAAGAGCAGGATACCTATTGGGGTATGCGGATCCTGAATATCTTGAAACATTACCTAAATACACAGCCACAGTTACACACATGCCTAAAGGAAAGTATCGATATTTTGAAGCAGAAGGGGACAGTATGAACGACGGGACAATCGAGCATGCTATTTTAGATGGAACAGTTTTACAATGCCGAAAAATACTACCACACCATTGGGCCGGAAAGCTTCACGCACATAACTGGTCTAGCTTTGTTTTCGTTCACCGCACTGAAGGAATAATCGTGAAGCAGGTTGCTGATCAAGATTTAGAAACCGGCGATGTTGTGCTGCGTTCGATCAACCCGGACAAATCAAAATATCCTGACTTCACTGTAAATCTTGACGATATCCGAGAGATATATAACGTAGTAAAACGTATTTTATAA